AAAAGAAAAACAGTACTAAAAGCTATAAAAAAGTGAACTTCCTGTATTTTTTTTATATAACTAAATCCCTTAAAAATAAAAAATGAGGGGCCCCCTCTATTTTTTTATATAAGATATATATAAAATCCCTAACCCTAACCCAGTTTTGATGGTAAAATCTATGAATTTTCCTCCTTGGCGGCCAATTTTCGAGCCATTTTGGCCTATTTATAGACTATTGTAAACTAAAATTAACAATTTTACAGCTAAATATGGCATACTTCGGCTCAAAATGACAGGAATTAGCTGAAATCGGAGGCCCGCAATGGCTTCATGGCCTCTTGTAGAAGTGTGCATTTGAGCGGTAAGCCGTAGAATTAAGCATTTAGCGCTACTGCCTGGGTCCGTTAGAGGTAAATTTGCCGTTTAGCGCCGGAAAAAGCTTACTTCCCTCCCTCGCGAATCTACTAAATTTGTAAAGCGGCAGTCCTTGGGGTTCGTATCCGCTATTTGCTATTCAGTTTTCCGGCTACGCCGGGCTACATTGTGAACTCGTGGTACGTCGTCCACCATGCAGCCACAGCCAGATGGAACCTTGAGGGGTCCCATGCCTCTTGGAACATGCACCAAAGCTCGAAGTCTTCAAGAGTCGGCATTGTTCTTGTCCTCCTTTGCCTTTTCAGCTGTCCAACCTCCGGGCACCTTGAAGTAGTAGTCGTGCTCGATGTCATCCATCTTGGCGGTGACTTTAACCAGCTCCTCCATATCGCCAGCCTTATGTCGATAGTTCATGTTGGCACCGGTTACGCCAAAGCTAAGTTTCATGTGAAACCTCCTATGAAATTGTATTTGGTCATCTCGTGACCGACTCCTTTGGGATGTGGAGTCCCATTGGAGTTTCGTCGCAATTTTCAGCGACTCGTCGGGGTCACTTAGCTTCGGCCGCCTCGGCTTCAGCTTTTTTGAGAGCTTCGAGCGCCTTTTCGTAAGCCCGTTTTGCCTTTTCAACCGGAGTCAAAGTCGGCTTTTTCTGAGCTTCAGCCCGCCGCTCCCGTGCGATTGCCATCAGTTCGTCATACTGTTTCCTTTCTTCCGGGGTGAGCCAATCTTCGAGGGGTTTCCTGGGAGCCGATTCTCCAGCGAGTCGGGGACCGTAGGTCTTGGACTCTTTGTAAGTCAACTCCAGCCCATTCTCGTCGATTTCCTCGAGCTTCTTCGTCGAGAAGTACTTGCGATTCGCGGGATTCTCCGGGAGGACCAAGGTGGTCGGCTCACCGGGATAGAATCTGTCAATCGTCTTGAACGATTCTTTGCCGCTGTCATCGACGAACTTCAGCGAATACTTCGTCTTGGACTGCTCATCATAGATAATAAAGGTACGCATAACAACTCCTTTGGCCATCTACGATGGAATTGTTTAATTGTCAATCTACAATAAACCATCACCGATGGCCGATGAATGATTGGACGATTGAATTAAAAGATTTTTCAATCGATATTCGGATTGAGAGATTTTCCGAATCTCATTCATCTCTTGATAATATACTTTTGAAATATATTAAAAAATCAGGATTCCGGTGGCCCCTCGTATCGGTATATGTATAGTAAATGTATAGGATTCGACGCCAGAATTATATAGCTTCGCCATTTGAACCATATTAAATCTCCTTTCAAACCCGCTTAACAATTCACTCCGTCTCCAAAATTTTGTAGGAATTTTTTGTAAACTCGCTTCATAGACTACATATTGTAATGCGTAAAATCCTGTCCAGGCCATGGAACTTTGTAAAACACATACTGCAAGAGCTCAAAGACCTGCCAAACATCGTTGTTATCGCTTACGCAGACTAATCAACTACATTAAATACAGGAGGAAGATACGTTGGCTATTATAACACCTGTGTCCATCACAAGCAAGGTTCACATCCATCGCTCCCCGGAGCCAGCTCCTTCATCACCTCTTGTAAACACGGAGGTACAACATGTACAACGAGAACAAGAACGACCGACAGTCCAAGGAGATGCAGAGCCTCTTCAAGGACCCTCGCTATGCTCGCATGGCATGGCGCAACGTCGGTCTAGCAATCCTTAGCTCTCCCGCTGTCAAGCCAGTCGGCGGTTCGGGTAAGGATGGCATGGACACTTACGACGACGTGGTCGAGAGGTACAGTTACAACTCGCTCGCCAGAGACGTTCAGGCTCTTGTAGACGCGGCAGGCAAGCCGCAAGAACCTCGCGAGCCAACCGAGCTCGAGATGATATTTCGCTGCCAGGCCATACATGCCAGACACAACCCCGCAAGCGCGCAGTTCATACGCGACACCGTGGGTGCCAAGCCAGTGGACGAGAGCAAGGTCGAGCAGACTAACCTCAACGTCTACGAGACACTCACCGACGACGAGCTTGAGGCCCTGGCAGCATACCGTGAGGAACGTCAGCGACAGGAAGAACTACAAGCTCAACAGCAGCTCGACAGCTCCGCCACATCGCCCATTGTAGACAAGGAGGACAACGATGCAGACTGACAACCGACGACTTAAAAAGGAGGTAATATAAATGGCAAAAGGTACAAAAATTACTCACAGCACTTGCACGTCCGACGGCATTGTTGTGAAGACCGGCTCCAGCAAACCTGGCAAAGGAGGTAAGTAATATGACGTGTGGACCAAGAGGCTGTCCTGGAGCTCCTGGCGTAGACAAGGACGGTAATCCGGTCAATAATATTTGGCTTTGTGATGGCCCTGCGTGTGACCGCGGTGCTATTCACACTACTTGCAAGAAGGCTAAGGAGGCGGACGGTTTTACGTTTGTATATACTGAGCGTGCTCGCTTGGCACAAGGTGTGTATGAGAAAGAACGTGACATTCGCTTAGCTAACATGCCCCAGCCACTTGCAAGAACACGTGAGGCATCAGCTGTACAGAAGGCTATCGCTGCAGCACAGCGACGTCTACAGGAAGATAATTACTTTAAGAACTAATGGCAAGGCCCGCGCCGCTCAAGGTTCGGGCCTATTGTCATATTGTGAGGTAGCTATGATAATACCTAACACGCTTGACGGTGAAATACTCCGTCGCAAGGCCAGGAATGACTACGGTACATACGTTCAACTTGCTAATCCTGGCTTTTATATGACACACTTTCACAGATACTTATGTGACCAGATACAAGAGTTCCTTGAACATACTTGTGACAATGGGTTCATGGATGTCTTGCTACTAAGTGTCCCACCGCAGCATGGCAAATCATATACAGTAACTGAGACGCTGCCGTCCTGGTTCCTTGGCAAGCATCCTGCTGACAGCGTAATTATTGCAGGCTATGAGAGTACGTTCGCAGAAGGTTTCAACCGTCGCAACAGGGACAAGTTCAACACTATTGCCCAAGAAGTTTTCTTGCAACGCGATAAGAACGGCAACTACATTAACGACTGTCGCCCTAATGAACAAGTGCAAAGCGTGTCCATATGGGAAACTATGCAAGGTGGCCGTTGTCGTGCAGCAGGTCTTAAGGCCGGCATCACTGGTTACGGTTGTGAGCTATTCATAATTGACGACCCAATTAAGAATAAGGAACAAGCTGACAGCGAGACAGTTCTGGCCAAAATACATGACGAGATGGGACCTTCCGTCCAGTCCCGTATTCACCCGGGTGGCAAGCTTATTGTAATACAGACTCGATGGGTTGAAGGTGATGTCATAGGCTGGATACAGGATAACTGGTCCGAGTGGATATGGAAAACTATTAACTTGCCTGCCGAGTATGACGAGGACACTCAACTGCTTGGTCCTGACCCGCTTGGTCGTAAGCTTGGCGACTCGCTCATGGGCGCACATCTTGGAGATGACGAGAGTAAACTACCTCAAAAGATTGCCAACACCAACAAGTGGCTTGCGTCCAAAAAGGAACTTGTAATAAGGTCAGACGGTGAACGTACGTGGCGTGCTCTCTACCAGGGCCGCCCCAGTGCATCCAAAGGCAATTTATACAAGGCAGAGAGCTGGAAACCGTATTATCGCACGCAGGAACTCCGTAGCTCGCTGGATTATTTGCAATTGTCAGTTGATGCTACGTTCAAAGATACTGAGATAAGTGACTATGTCGCAATGACATTATGGGGACTAAAAGGCAATGACGTCTACTTGTGGAAACTTGTTAACAAACGTATGGGATTCATTGGAACAGTAGAGAAAATTAAGCATATGTGCAAAGATTTTCCAGACATAGACGAGTTAGTTATAGAGGACAAAGCAAACGGTAGTGCTATTATAGAGGTCTTGCGATACGAGGAAGGTATACCTCCCGTCGTTCCAGTTACACCACAAGGCGGTAAGTACGCTCGAGCGCAGGCCACATCGCCCTTTGTAAGCACAGGACGTGTGCATGTACCTCTGGACTTTACGGCGGCAGAGGAAGAAGACGTAGAATGGGACACCAGAGAAGATTTGACTGCAAGAGAGAAGTTCATACGCCAGCATACTACATTCCCGTTCGGTAAACGTGATGACATGGTAGACAGTCAGACGCAAGGCATCAGCAGGATAATTAAACTTATTGTTGGTGATATACCTATGCCTAAACGCAAACGTAGGATTCGTTATACTCACTGGCGTCCGGACATGTGGGAAGATTATAACAGCTTAAAAACTGAGGCAGAACAAGAAACTTACATTGAAATGTTTGGCATGCCGGACGAGTGGCAATATGACGACGAGAACGTAAGTTAGGAATACTATATATAATAATGATATAGAATTTTATTAAGGTGACCATATGAATGATAAACGTGAAATGAGTCGGTTGGATTGGTACCTTCAATGGTCTACTCCGATTGATGCTTATGTGAATACGCCGGAAGAACAGCAATTAGTCACTAAGTTTGTTGCATTGTATGCAATGGCGAAGGCTGCAAAAGAGTCCAATGCTCTCGCAAACACGGAGAACATTAAAAAGTGGCGTAAGGCTTACTACGGCGTACTTAAAGCTTTGGATAAAGATGGCCGCGAGATTAAAGACGGCGGTCAGCTTCGCCAGTTGCGCAAACTTGCGTATGAATTTGTAGAGGCAAAGATTGACAACAACATTCCTTTGCCTAAAATGACTCCTAAATACAAAAACGACCTTCCTCTTGTACAAGTGACAGAGGACTTTTTGAAGTACAATATTGACTGTATCTTTACAAAGTATCTTAACGATAGGTCTGAACGTTCAACATACGTTGACGGCACGTCATGGTACAAGGTGTGGTGGGACAGCCTTGAAAGTGGTCCAGAAACAAGCGGTACAGTTAAGGTAGATATTTGTCTTGCAGACCAGATTGTACCGCAGCCTGGCATAACAGACTGGCGACAGCTCGAGTACATATTTGAAACACAGCAAGTTTCATTGAGCAGGATTTGGGACCTTTATCATCGTCGCATAACGCCTGTGTCAGCAGATACTTCAATGAGTGCCAATCCTAATGAGCAAGTAGATTTGAGTACTATCACTATTATTACTTGCTATTACCTCAATGAAGACAGGGTCGTAGGACGTTTTACTTGGGCTCCTCATTCCCAACAAGTTATTTGCAATGAGGAATACTGGCAAATTCGTAAGTTACGTACTTGTACAAAATGCGGTCAAGTAGTACCTCAAGCACTCACTTGCCCTATTTGTGGCAGCAAATCATTTCGGTATGAGAATGCCAAGACAGAGATACTTGATACCGACCTTAAGGAAGTATATAACCCTTATGAAGCCGGGAATATGAACGCAGACCCGGATAAGTGGGAAGAACGCGTATTTCTTAGCAAAGGTACAGAGATTCCTTTTTACGTGGTTCGAATGTTGCCTTTTGTACCTCGCCCTGCTGTCAGTTCTATCGAGTCTTTGTATGGAGTAAGTGAAGTATCTGTTTTGCTTGAACTTCAGGACGTAACTAACAAGGTTTATACCAAGCTTGCAGATAAGACACTCGACAGTGGCGCAGTACTCACTAAGCCTGCGAGAGTTAAGATTAACGATAATAACGGTCGAGGTATACGGCAGATTGATGTACGTAGTTCCGAAGAAGCTGCGATGGTTCAAACCAAGCAAGTTGCAGCAGATACTTCACAGGATATTGTAACAGCACAGATGCTTTACGAAAGTGCTCGAGCATCGTCCGGTGTAACTGAGTCGTTCCAAGGCATGCGAGATACTTCAGCTACTTCCGGTAAGGCAAAAGAGTTTGCTGCGATGCAAACAGCCGGTCGTATTGAGTCACTTAGGATAATGAAGGCGGCTGCATTTAGCGGTTTATATGAGTTGGTTCTTAAATATTTACTTGCATTCAGCGATGGTACACAGAAATTTGTAAAGGTGTTACCTGATGGTTCATTGACAGAGGAAGAGTGGAACAAATATATGTTTCTTGATAAGACTGAGGACGGTACACTGTTTTACAGAGACGATTTCCATTTCAGTTCTGACCCTGCAGCAACACTTGAAACGAATCGTGTCGGTATGTGGCAAGAGATACAATCTGAGTTTATGCAAGGTGCAATGGGTGACCCTGCTGACCCTCGTACGTTACAACTTTTCTGGAACATGATGGACCAGTATCAATATCCACTTGCTAAAACCGTTCTTGCAGGAATTAAAGAAAATAGTCAGCATCTCCCGCCGCAAATTGAACAACTCATTATGCAAAATCCGCAGATATTGCAGCAAGTTATTGCTCAGTTTCAACAAGCTAGTATGCTTGACGGTGGTGCTACAAAGAGTGCGAGCGGTAAGGCAGGTGCACCGAGCGGCGATAATCGCGGCGGTGCTCGTCCTAATAGCGGTCCGGAGGGCTCTGGTGCTACACACGCATCCCTTGTAGAACGGACAAATGAACGCAATCGTGCGAAGAATCAACAGTTCGGCGATGCGGTACAGGGAACTCAGACAGGAGGTAGCGTATCGTGAGAACTCTTGGTCGTAAGATAATTGTACATAGAGGTGAAACATTTACTTTAACACGTAAAGTGTTTAAAGACGACGGTGTTACACCTTTTGTACTTGCAAAATCCATCACAAATCCTTACTTGATTATAACGGTGTCATCGAATACATTTAGGGTTGATGGTAAATATAGACTTAATAGTTGGCTTGATTTGTCTACATATCCTTCCTTTAGGCGTTCAACACCTGAGTATAAATCGAGTGAGGATATAACAAATAATGTTGCACCTGCATCTCCGGATAATGATGGGGCCGGTTGTATTTATTACACACAGGATACGGCAGGTACAAAATACTATTACTATTGGAATGGGACAGAGTATAAAGATTATAGCTTTGTTTTCCATAAACAATTTTTGAATGTTCATACTCGTGACTGGATTGAAAGTCAGTATCAGTATGAATTTAGACTTGTAGGCGGTCAGAAAACACAACCTTTACTTCTTGACATGTACAAAGGCATTTATCCCGATAGAATGTGGATACCGTCAGATGCTCGTACATTGTATGAGGAGATAAAGAAGTGTCGTCCTGACCTTGTTAAAAATATACGTTGGTCCGCACCGTTGGCAAACTTTTTCACAGAGGATATTTTGCAAAGGCCGGAACTGTTAATTATTAAACCAAATTGTTAAGGAGGTAGCAAATGGCAGAAATTGACGTTGTTGAAAAAGTAATTGCAATGGACGACGATTCCGGTATGGACCGTATTCCTATTGCAAGTACTCAAAACCCCGGTATTGCACAATTTGACCCGAACGATTTTGCAGTAGAAAGTGACACAGGAATTGTGCATGCTTTGCAAAAAGCTGGAACACCTCAGTACATCGGTAAGAATCCACAGTTCGATTCGTTGACCGAATTTACGTGGCCTGAACTCTACATAGGTTCCGGTAAACCTTTGTCGGATATTAGGGCCGGAGATAATATTCTTTGCTTGACAAACAATGAACTTGGCAATGGTGCCGGTATCAACTTCACTGTTGAGCAAGGTGATATTTTTGAGGTGACAAGAGTCGTAGGAACTGTGGTATACAGTAGCACTGTTCGAACTGGAGCTATTCGTGGACCTCAGGGCATTCAAGGTGAAACTGGTGCTACAGGTGCCACTGGTGCACAAGGTCCTAAAGGTGAAACGGGTGATACTGGTCCTCAGGGGCCTGTTGGTCCTCAAGGTGAAACAGGTCTGCAGGGACCTCAAGGCCAACGTGGTACTCAAGGTCCAATGGGTGATACAGGTCCTCAAGGTGAAAAAGGTGACCCCGGTGATACTCCTTATATCGGTTCTGACGGTAACTGGTATGTCGGTGGTGTCAACACCGGTGTTCAGGCACAAGGTCCTCAGGGTCCTCAAGGTGAGTCTGGTATTGCAAATATTAGTTATCGTGGTTCATACGATTCTGCTGAAATTTACAATATCAATGACCTCGTGAATTATAACGGTAGCGCTTATATTTGCAAAGTAGACGGCACAACAGATATTACGCCTGGTAACAATAACAACTGGGGTTTATTTGTACAGCAAGGTGCAACCGGTCCTGTTGGACCTCAAGGGCCGCAGGGTGTTACTGGACCTCAGGGTATTGCTGGACCTCAAGGTATTCAAGGCGTTCAAGGTAATCAAGGTCCTCAAGGTGTAGCTGGTCCACAGGGTGAAACCGGACCACAAGGTGCTACCGGTCCTGCTGGTGCGACAGGGCCTCAAGGTCAGCAAGGTGACCACGGTCCCGAGGGTAAATCCTATTTAATTTGTAACAACATGAGTGGCGAGGCAATTCCTGTTGTTGGTGGAACAGGTTCTTGGCCTACGGCATCGTTTAACAGAGCTGTAGAAGTTGGTGATTTGTTTGTTGCGGTTTATTCCGTAACTGGCACGAATCGTTCGTTCTTCCTTGGTTGTACTATTACAGGTACAAACGAAGAGAATTATGCTTTGTATTCTATTCAAACCGTACTTGAAACAACTGGTTTGCAAGGTATAGCAGGTCCTCAAGGTCCTAAAGGTGAAACTGGTGATGTTGGTCCTCAAGGTCCTACCGGTGCGACAGGTCCTACAGGTGCTACTGGTCCGGTCGGTCCTACTGGTGCTCAAGGTGTTGCTGGTGCTACTGGCGCACAAGGTATTCAAGGACCTAAAGGCGATAAGGGTGACAAAGGTGATACTGGTGCTGCGGGTCCCCAGGGTCCTCAGGGTGTTCAAGGTGTACAAGGGCCTGCTGGTCCGACAGGTGCACAAGGGCCTCAAGGTATTCAAGGTCCTACTGGTCCTGCCGGCAAAGATGGGCAGTCGTTCCAGATTGAAACACATTATGATGCTTCTACCGCTTTGCCTGCTGCTTCTGCAACTTATGTCGGTCAAGCCGTATCTGTTGGTAATGCTGAACCTTATGACATTTACATTTGTGAAATGCATAATAGTGCATACGAATGGATAAATCACGGACCTATTCAAGGACCGCAAGGCGAACAGGGACCTCAGGGACCTCAAGGTGAACAAGGTATTCAAGGACCTGCTGGACCTCAAGGTGAGCAAGGTATTCAAGGCGAGAAAGGCGAAAAGGGCGACACCGGTGAACAAGGCCCTCAAGGTGAGCGAGGTTTGCAAGGACCTCAAGGTGTTCAAGGTTTGCAAGGTGAAAAAGGTGATACCGGTGCACAAGGACCTGAAGGACCTGCTGGACCAATTGGACCTCCGGGTGTTCAGGGACCTCAAGGACCTACCGGTGAAAAAGCATTGGCATATATCGGCTATTTGCAATTGTCGAAGTTGCCTTCTATTGGAGATACAGTAACCGCTGAAACAACTCAGTTTAGTCGTACACCTGTAGCCGAGGAGACGCTTATTATCTTTGCACAGTATGGTGACCCTGCTCAATTGTATGGTATTGAGTGTCAAGTTACTTCTATCAGCGATACAACGGTTAATCTGTTAATTGATGCAGCATGGTCGTTCAAAGGTGACAAAGGTGATAAAGGTGAAACCGGACCACAAGGTGCTACCGGTTTAAGTGCTCTTATTTGTAACCCTATTAGAATGGTAAGTGGAGAACCTACCGTAGGTCAAACAGCTTCTATTTATGAAGGTTCATTTAATAGAACTCCTATAGTTGGTGATAGATTCTTGTGGCTGGCTTCTGGTACAGGCGCGGTTGAGGGACGTAGTTGGTATCAAATTGCAATTGTCATGTCTTTTGCAAATGGAACCGGTACAGCAAAAATAACAAGTGTTGTAGAAACTACCGGCGCACAAGGTCCTCAAGGCGATGTTGGTCCTCAAGGCGCACAAGGCATTCAAGGTGTTCAAGGTGAACGTGGCCCTCAAGGCCCTCAAGGCCCTCAAGGTGAACAAGGTCCTCAAGGTGAACAAGGTCCTGTTGGTCCTACGGCCGTTGCAGATATTAACGCAAGAGGTGAATATGTAAATACTACAACATATGTAAGAAATGACCTTGTAAATTACAACGGTAATGCTTACATTTGTATCGTCGATACGTCTACAGGTGTTGTACCTACAAATACTTCCAATTGGCAATTATTTGTATCACAAGGCGCCAAAGGTGACAAAGGTGACAAGGGTGATGCCGGTACAAATGCAACTATAACAGCTGCAACTGCAACAGTTGATGCAAGTGTAGGAACTCCTAGCTGTGACGTGGACCTTGGTGGTACAAGTTCCGCAAGAACCTTTACTTTCAATTTCCATAATTTGAAAGGCTCGACTGGAGCGCAAGGGGCTAAAGGACTTGCTGCGTTAGAGTATTCTCAAATACAAAGTTTTTCTGTTGAGCCAAAAACAGGCGATACGTTCACCATTCAAACAAGCTATTGTAACAGGACACCAGTTGTAGGCGATGAATTCTTGTGTAACATTCACGGTTATAAGACTGTTGCCGGTAGAAGTTGGATTGCAGGTTGTACTGTATATAGTGACGGTAGCACTTTGAAAGGACAGATTAAATCGTTGACTGAAACCACTGGTGCTTCTGGTAAAGATACACTTGTTTGCAATAAGACGTTAGATTATACAGCAGTACCAGTTACTAACAATTTCACTCTTATTACTATAACTATGTTTAATAGAATACCTGAAGTCGGTGAAACATTCTTACTTGTTGTAAATGGTACTGGAAATGTTGCAGGTAGAAGTTGGATTGTGTTAGCAGAAGTTACACAATTTGATGGAAGTACTGGTGTGGCAACTTTTAAGTCCAATGTCGAAACTACTGGCAAAAATGCTCCTGTTGCAGGATACATGTATGACGATGTTTCAGCTGTGGGTTCTATTAAGGACGGTTTAATATTCACTATACCTGAAGCTTTTGTTGAAGAAATGTATGATGGACCACTTGCAGTTGGTGATAAAGTGATTGTACCATTTGCTGTTACTAGTAATATGGCCTACGGTACAGGTCCATTTAGCGCATATTGTGAAGTAACTGGCATCAACGGTGGTAATTATTCATTTGAAATATTGTCACTTCTCGGCATGCCCGGACTTGTTTGTAGGATTGGAGTATCGTTATTAGTTCCTCCGGCATCGTTAGGTACATTTAGTATTGCGTTTTCTAACTTTAATAGAGTACCTATCAAAGGAGATGAGTTTGAGATTTGGATAACTGTTAATCAAGGTACTTATAGCGGCTATAATTATAGATGCACAGCATTAGTTACAAGTATTTCCAATAATATTGCCTCTTGTCAGATTAAATCCGTTAGCGTTTCTGTTGCACCGTCCAAACCGTTATACGAACATCACATTTTTGCAACATTAGGAGCAGGAGCAAATGTCGCAAATGTAAGTATTACAATTATAGATTCTACAAATGCTGCATATAGTAGTGTATTAGCACTACGTACGGCGATAAATAACAAATTATCATCTGGAAGCGTAAATAAAATGTTATCTGCCAGTGGTACATTTCAAGCTGATTGTCTTACTATTGTAGGATTAGGATATTCAACTACAACTAATTCAATAAATGTTTATTATATAACAAACAGTAATGTTGTATCAAACATTGAATTAAAAGGTGGAACTGTTAAAGATTATCCTACGGCATTATAAAATAAACATATAGTAAAATTATCGGAGGTTAATAAAATGGACGTCAAATGGATTGTCGATGAACAAATGAATGCCGTAGCAAATGGTGGATGTAAACTTGCAGCTACCAACGGCATCCTTAACAGCATGCTTATGGCAGAATCTGATACTGTCATGCAGTATCAGTATGCCAAACAAGCATTGATTAAATTGTGGGCAGAGGACGAACGAAAAGCATGTGTTCTTGCAAAGATGGTTGACAACATTATTGCAGACGAGCAGAATCATATTGAGTCGTTCAACAAAGCCGCGGCAATTGTAATTGGTGCAAAAGAGCCCAAAGCTGACGAATATAACAAGGCGGTGAAAGCAGAATGATAACTGCAAAACAGTACGACGTTCTTATGACTAAGCTTATTACGATTGAGAATAAGCAAGAGGTCATAATGAATACGCAGTCCGAAATTTTGTCAACGTTAAAATCACTTACAAATAAAACCGTAGTGATTACGGATGTCAATGAAAAAATGGACAAACTTGAAAAAGATGTAAAGTCCTTGCAGGACGAAGGAGAAATGTAAATGGACGGATGGCAAGAAGTATTGATGAGCATTCTTGGCTTATCTATTGGCGGTGTATCTCTTGCAACAGTTCTTGCAAACGTAATCTATTGTGTAAAAGCAATTAAACGTGCGAGAAATGAAGCAAAGGCAGCAAAGAATGAAGTATCTGTGACAAAAGAATATGTTGAACAGGCATTCAAAGATGCAGTACTTCCGAAAACAATCAAGCTTGATATAAGTTCTAAAATCGAACAGCCTATTAAACAAGGTATGGCAAAGATTGAAGAGCTTAATAAAGAGCAACTTGAACAGATTCACAAAGAAAATGTACTTATTCTCAAAGTACTGAATCAGTTCACACACGTAAAGAAACTTTCCGAAGAGGACCAAGAAGCAATTGCAGATATTGTAAATGAAGAGGTTACTGAGGAAGTAAAACTATGAGGTGACTTCAATGGCTAAACAAAAAATTAAAGCTAAGAAGTTAAAACAACCCTTATGGCAAGAGCTGGTTTATCTGGCTCTTGTCGGGGTTGCCCCTATTGTAATAACTTGTATAGAGTTATTTCAGTCGCACAGCACTTTGTTTAAGTGGTCATTTGCAAGCATCGGTGCTATCTTAATTGCCTACGTTGTAATACGCAAGTTTATAATTAACGAGAAGATTAAGAAAGCAAAAGCCGAGATATTGCAAATTGAGCACGACTATTCACTCAACATAGGCGATGAAGCTCTTGCAAAACAAAAATGGAAACATCTCAACCTTGTAATTTATATCTACAATGCAATAATGGTACTTCTTGCAATGGCTCTTATTTATTTATTCATAACTGCTCTTGCAGACGGACTTATTGCTTTCAGAGGTGCAGCATTATTCATTCTGCTTTTTGTACTTGCAGGAATGATTTTCAAAGCATTTACTTATTTGGGTGCAGAGTTTGAAGAAGTAGAGGAGGACGACTCCAATGCGGAAAATAACTAATTTTAGTACTCAAAAGTTAATGACCAAGATTATGGCGTGGGGAACAACTTTGTTGTTCCTCGCTGCACTTGGTGTCATGGCATATTTGTCTTTTGTAACAAACATAGAACTTAATCCAAGTATACGTAATATTACGGTTGTCGCTCTTGTAGCACTTGTATTAAATTACATTGTTTGGGATAGTCGTTACAAAGCAGACTACGATAAAGCGATGACAGCTGATATTCTTAACGAGAAATACAGCATTCATCGTCGTTATTATTTTGCAAGAAAAGGTCTTAAACAAACCGAAGTTCAAGCATATATTCGCCAATACAACAAAGACTATGTACAAGCGTGGCTCGATGATGTCGTTGACGAAACTGGTCGCACAATTGAAGAAATTATAAATGAACCTTACAAAGGACATGACCACAAGTTACTCATTTGGAAAGTTAAACATCACAAATATCCAAAGTCTGGTTTAAGACGTTCGCGTGAAGTATTATCTGTACTTAATGTAAGCGGCAGTGATGGTATGAAAATTGACATTAAAAAGTCAGAACATCAGCACGCAGTAGGACGTATTCAAAAATTGTTAACTTCATTGTTATCTACATTTCTTGCAGCATCTCTTGCAGTTAATTTTGTACAAGGCGATTTGACGAGTGCATTTCTTACGTTATTGCTTAATGTTGTAATTTTGTTTAGCAGTCTTTTCTTTGGTGCTCTTGCAGGTATGAAAGGTGCTAAAGTTAAACTTGCTACAGCTGAACAGATTAGTGAACTTCTCGAAGAATGGCGTAAACAACCTCCAAAGGAAGAACCTTATCAAGACCCGGCCGTTGTATTAAACGGCGCTGTTTCTATCGCAGGTGAACCAAAACCTGTTAACACAGAAGTTAGTACTACTAAATCTTCGACATCAAGCGTTATTGAATTAACATAACTTTAACAGGAATTTATCTCTTTCATTATTATAGAATATAATTGTACAGCAAAACGGGTTGGTCGCCGAACCTCGTACAAAATATGACCAAAGGAAACTTAATATGGCAAACGGTGCTAACGACCTTACCGAAAAGGAACTTGAGGAGCTGTTCGGTAAAGAGGACGAGCAGGCAACACCACCTGCACAGGAAGATGCTCCACAGGAAACTCCACCTGCAAGTGAACCGGAGGACATCACAAAGACTCAAACCTTTGCAAGACGTTTGAAGGAAGAAAAGGAGAAGGCTCGAAAGGAAGCCAGGGACGAAATAGCAGCAGCCCTCGGTTATGAATCCTACGAAGCTTTACAGAAGTCCAAAGAAAACAAGCTGCTTGAAGATAAAGGACTTGACCCCGAGCAAGTCAGCCCTATTGTAGACGAGTTAGTACAGAAACGGCTCAAGGAAGACCCTCGTATGCAAGAACTCGAAATGTTAAAGCAGAAACAAATTGAGGATTTTGCAACGAAGCAGTTGGAAGAGGTCAACAAACTTGCAGGAACATCGTACAAATCAATCGACGAACTTCCTACGGACGTGATAGAAGATTGGCGTAAATCCGGTAATCTTAAAAAGTCCTATATTGCGTTACATGGCGAAGAGCTTATTGTAAAAGCAAGAAGTTCTGCAAGCAAAGGCACTACGACACATATGCAGACGCCGGCAGGTACAACAGCTCCTTCTACATCAAATAAACGTCCTTTGACTGATGAGGAAAAAGCAGTCTGGCGGCTGTTTAATCCTGGGATTAGCGAGGACGAGCTCAATAAAAAGACAGCAGACTATTAAAAGGAGAAATCAACATGGCAAGTTTTAGAACCGCTTACCTGCAACGTGAAGTATATCTCGATGCTGACGTTGTAGGTTCGGCGCCGTTGAAAGTTGGTGATTGTGTGCAGTATCACGAAGCCACAGGCAGTGTTGCTGCTTACATTCAGAAGTCCAGCTTTGCGAACGCTACGCACATTATTGCACAGTCTGACCAGACGTTGGCTTACGGTCACGTTCCGGTCGAAAATCGCGATTATCGTTATAATCCGGAAGTTGCGGTCACGCTTTCAGAAGCTCCGGCATCGGCAACAACGAATACGTGGAAACATCTTGCGTTGTACAAGATTATAAATCGCGACGACATCATTCTCGCGCCGGATGGCAGCGATGTTTCGGCATAAGGAGGTAACACAACATGGGAATGATTATCAATATTGACGAGGCTTTGAAGCTTCGTTCCGATTATAATATCCTGCGTGAGCCTCTGAATGAGATGCTCAAAATGAAACAGGAAGCTTGGGAACGTCAGAACCCCATCGACATGATTTATACGAGGAGTTCCATTGACCGTTTCCAAATGACCTATACGTCGTCTATTGGATTCAGCAAGGCATTTGTTGAGACCAACGACTTTGCGGTAGGTCCGATTTTTAATACGGCAGAAGGTTTTGCTGCTACGTATCGTACGAGAACTTTCCAGGGTTCCTTCATTATTACGAAGCAGACGTTGGAAGACCGCGAACTTGGCCGTGCGAAAGACGATGCAAATGCATTTATCAAACGTTGGCAAGGTGACCTCGTCGAATATGCGATGGCTGCTCTTTCTTCCGGTTTCGGCGAAGAAGTCGTTTGGGGTGGCGATGGCAAAGACGGTAAGTCTAAGCTGAAATTGACGTCCGCAGATACGGTTGATGGTACGATTGATGGTGTAAAGAACCCGTTGTTCTTCAACCATCACACCATTGTAAAGCGCGATAACATGAGCGCAACGGACATCAGCAATGCTTATCAGTCCAATAAGTTCTATGCTGACGTCAATATCACCAGCGACGACCCGGCGAGAATCTCCAAACTTGCTGACTATATCAATCAGGTTATCACCTACATGGAAAACCTGAAGAACGATAACAACAAGTATGAAGGCGTCATCGGTGCAAAGACAATTGTATGCGCGAATCATCCTCAGTTGAAAGCAGCTCTTGAAACTGCTTTGTCCATGGATATGTTCAAACAGGGTGAATCGTTGCAGATTAACCCGGCGTATAAGAGAGCCACGGTGCAGACCACTCCTTACCTGAATGACATTCCTCAGTTTAAGGGTGGCATCGGCTTTATCATTATTGATAAAGCTTACAACTCCGAGAATCACGGCCTCGAGTTCACAGAACGTGTTCCTTTGACTCTCGACGTTATTGAACAGAAACGTCCGGCCGGCATCGTTTATGACGGTCGTCAGAGGTTCGATATTAACGTTGCGACATGGCGTGGTGTGGCGTATTGCTATCTCGGAACTCCGGCCGGTTCTTCCGGTGCTTGGAATAACGTATCTACGTTCGATAAGATTACTCCTTCCGAGACCATCGTTAGACCTGTATCCATTGTCGGTACGGTCCAGACGAGCGGTAACTAATAAGCTCAACGGCCTCTCACAATATAGAAAGGAGCCGGTCGGCATGCTTGCCGGCTGGCTCTTTTTCATATATTGACTTATTTGATTGATTTTAATATATAATATTTTATCAATGAGTATTTACTCGAAAGATTTGGTTAAATTAGAATATTATATATTAAAATCAATCAAAGGAAGTCATATAATCATAATATTATAATAATGAGGTGATACAATGTATACGTGGGGTTATATCAAGGAAGCAGCACTTGCTAAAATGGACTTGACTGTAAGTCAGGCCATAGACATGGGACTTATAAACAAAATGCCATTTTATGCAAATGAGGCGGTTACTCAAATTACATCGGCTATTAAGGCAAAACGTGCTTTTGCAGAGTATGAGGTAATGAACAGAACAGAAGCACTCAAGCTCATCGCTCGTTATTACAAGCTTGATGATGTGTCCTTTTTGTTAAAACAACCTTGTGATAAAAGTAAATTGTCGCTTAATCAGCAGAATGCACTTGACAATTACAATAGACTTAAATACGTGGGTGATATTGTTAAATTTCCGGACGACTTCTTTGCGTGGTCCGATGATGTTAGTTTGATGTACGATTTTGAGAAGCAATCTTGGGTTGATACAAACGATGACTTCTTTGAAACATATGGTGGCAATGCAATAATGTTTAAACGAGAAGGCAAGTTTAGGATTGCATATAAAGCTAAGTGGTTTAAGATATTACCTACGGCGAGTGATGAAACTGAACTTGATGCTCCGGACGATATACTTGAATGCATACCGTCATACATTGCAAGTCAATTGTATAAAATTGACGATGAAGTTAAGTCCGGTATACTTCGCAACGAGTTTGAGATGATGGTAGCTCGCATTGACGAGAACGACTATCAGACAAACAGAACTATGATGGACAGGAGGGGTTGGTAATGGCAGTAAGACCTATTAGACGAATGCCTAATCAAATAGATACTGGCGATTATTACGACGATACTAATGAAGGTTATTTTAATTTTTCGTCCTTCAAAGGTATTAACAGTAATAAGAACTTCATAGGTATCGACCAGCAATCGTTCGAAGATGCTAAGAACGTATACGTTAATCAGGATAACCAATTATCCACGAGGCCTATTGTAAAACGGATAAATGTGTTGCCGGCGAATGAAACTGTTGTACAAATACTCAAAGTAAATAGTCTTGTTATTTATCATACATTTGACGGCACAAATTATCATATTCGCTTTCAATACGATGGATATTGGTATGCTAATCCGGATGGAGAAGACTATATTGTAAAAGAAAAAGTAATTGTATCTTGGTTTCAAGACAAATACATTTTGTTTACAATAGACAACATCTTTGGTTTTTCATATAATTATGAGCGTGCTAAAACACAACCCACAAATGCAATAGGCTGGTTTACGGCAGAAGAAGTTATTTATATTCCTGTTCAATCCGACAATGAAGCCTCACAAGAGAAAAACATTTTTACTAATGCAAGTGTTACTCGGTATATTTTCTCCAAAGATGTGAGTGTTGATACTGTTGCATTGATTGATAAAACTGTAACAGTAAGGATTGATAATGAGCCTGCGTTTACAATTACTTTTAGAGAGAATAATGAGGAAGTATTTACAAAACCACTCGGTTCCATTGTAGCAACAAAATGGCAGGTATCTCAAACACAAGGTAATATGCTTTGCGAAGATGCTAATAAGACTTTGTACTACAGTCTCGATGGTTTACTGTTTGAAGTATTTCATATGCATGACGAAGAAAATGGTATATATAATGGCATATATTGTTTATCTGATGACGGAGCAGCAATATATCAAGCTATTGGATTTAGTTACGAATATAATTCTACGGCTTCCGGTACAACATGTATCGTTGATAAAACTTACATATACGAAATGGATTTGTCGGCAAACGGATTTATGCCAAGTGGAACGTGGACTACTTATACCGCTCCTACCGATACTACATTAAAAGATATTAAAATGAACAACGTGGCTACTCTTGCTCAAACTAGCGATGGTCCATTGTTTGACATGTCAGTTAAAATTCTTGGTATGGGTGGTACTCCTAGGAAAATACATTCAATGGAAAAAGGCGTATTTGCTATCTTGTATAATTGCGATTCATTGCTCTATGGTTATAAAAATACTGTAAATACTTACTCGGAAACTGGCAAACTTGGACCCGGCTGGGACGCATATAGCAATGCGGATTACAGTTTATACGGTGATAGTGGTTATGACGTTTTAATAATGCGTGACGGTTCAAATATTTCTATACAATATCCATTGCATTCTTATAATGTGAGTAGAATATTTTACAATCCTGCAGGTGGTTATATACTTGGAGTAATGGTTACTGGTACTTTTTACATTGCAAGATATGAAACTTCGTCTGATTATATGTTCGGCAAAATAAGAACTGACAAAGACGAAATAGGTTTTACTAATCCGTTTGGCGATGATTATGACGAACTTGTTTTGCATATAGATTACGATATATGGAGAAAGGTGTCCGACGGAGTAGGTTCATATAATGACATGGACAACGTTGCAGCAATAAGAACTCGTTTTACTTCCGGTAAGATTGTAAATATTGCAGCGTATGCAGATTCTACAGCAGACCGTAAATTAACTAATACCGTTAGTGATATTGCAACTATTGAAAGCTACAATAGAGCGGACAATAGTTTGACTTATACTTATAGTGGAGACGACATAGATGACTGGCACAATAACGATGGAGACAGAGGTAGATTCCCTTGGACTAGTACAAATAGTGATAGTAAGATAGTTTTATCTGAGGAATATAATTCCACATTGTTTAGAATGTCCGATGACGAAAACAGTATATTGACGGATAAGTATTATTATTTTGAGAATCAAGTAATACCGTTATTGCAACGAAAAGGTGAAGATAACCTTCCTTACTCTATTGTACCTCTTATAGCAAATAGTGAACACGGCGATATGGTTTATTACTCTAATAATACTATTTACAGTAATAATTATGCCGGAGAAATTTACGTAGACTTGTCAAATAGTAGTATAATAAATTATCTGTTACCTGACAGAATTGAAACGTTTATTGGTGCAATGTCTGTTAAAGTTTTCAGTATAGAAAATAAATTATATTGGACTTCAACAGAAGGTGACGTTGGTAAATTGTACGTTAAAGAAAATGACGTATTCGAGTTTGAAGATTACATTACGAATATTGTAACGTTCTCTCAAACTTCGCTTGGTATATTTCTCGAGGACAGTGTATATGAATTTATGTACGATACATCAAATTCAGTATACCGTGTTGCAGCTACTAAATTACAACTCGGCTGTAAGAAAGGTTCGGATGTACTTTTAAGCTACGACGGTTCGTCTATATTGTTAACAAATATCAAAGGTTTATCTGCATTAACTTATCAAGACTTTGTGCAATCGACTGAGCAAGTTTATAATTACTTGACTAACAATATAATGGATAGATATGACGATTTCGCAGTGTCGCCTATAAAATTGTATCAATATAAAGACTGGTACTTCATGTATCGTCAAGATAGTAATTTGCTATACGTATATGATGCAAGAAATGCATCTTGGTGGGCATGGGAATATCTTTACAATATTACGCAAATAATATATGATGGAAACGATTTATTGATATTGTTGAACAATATATTGTATAAGATAGATTTTAACGCATTTTCAGTTTATGACGATGACGTTCACCCGTTTGATTGGTTTATACTTAGTCAAAAATTGCATTTTAATGCGCCTAACTATTATAAACATATTAAACAAATAAATGTTATAACGTCTCAACCGGGTAACTTAATGCGTTACAAATTGTATTTTAAGAACTACCGCGACTTGAACAATTTAACAAGTTCCGATACGGTTGAGTTTGAAATTGAACAGTTAAATACTTTGATTAAACGAGTAACGTTTATGAAAACAAATGCTTTTCAATTCCAAATCTCCAATGATGTTACTAATACAAAGCCGATGCCTTTTGTAGTACCGGATATTGCAATACAATACAGAATTACAGAGAGGGTAAGATAATGCCGCAAGGAATGATATTGACAGGCGACCAAGCCTCTAAACAATTGTATGAAAATAACCGCGATTTTTATAATCGTAAAACTTGGGAAAACTTGTTAAATACTAATGCAGTCGCTGCACTAAAAGCTGAAAATCAAATTGTAAAAGACTATACGGATACGAGTGCAGAAGCATACATTAGTTATTTGAAAAACAAGAATACTATTCAAAATAGCGGCATCGTAGGTTCCGGTCGAGATGAGTTACTTAAACAAAATCAACTCGCATTGGAAGAGGCATATAATTCCTATCGTCAAAACTTAAATGAAAACATAAGTGCCATACAAGAAGCAAAAGTAAATACGGATGAAAGCATTTATAATACATTAAGTAAAGAAGGTGAAATGACTGCTGAATACAATAACTTGCATTATGATTATCTTACCAAATTGTATGAGCAATATCAAGCAGGCGAGAATACTTTGTTTAACGAACTTAATTGGCAAAAGTTTCTTACTCGCGACTTGAATACGGAACTTACAGACGAACAAATTGCAGAATACAATAACTTGATTGCTTCTGGCACAGAGTTGACTCCGGAACAGGAAGCTTTGTATTTACAAGATTATCGACTTAAAACGAGAGAGGAACTTTCTACTGCAGCTTGGGACGAATTGACTGACGAAAATGGCAACGTAATAGGCAGAGATTATACTTCATTGTATGACGAGAATGGTAATCTGACTGTTGCCGGTGCTGACTTCTTCGACCAGCTTGAAAATGCAGTTGCAAATACTGGCGGTTATAGCTGGGGAGATTTCCTATCTGAAAACAATCAAGATGTTTACGATTGGGCAATGTCTTATAATCCTTACAATTATACTGACGATGGTACGAATGCAGGCACATATCGTACAATGACGGGCCGTATGTCAACAGACTATGCATATAGTTTTGCTGAAAGATTCGGCGGTTTAAGTGAAAAACAAATTAACGGCATATTTGCTGATTATACTAAAGCCGCAGAAGACCTCGCAGATAAAATTGCAAATACCGATGTAGGCGGTAAAGGCAAAGGTTATCAAGAAGAAGTTCGTGCGATGGTCGGCGAGATACAAGACCTTGCAAAAGAACTTGGCATTGACAAAGACCTTGAACAAGAGATGGGTATGACATGGGATGATGTTATTAACCAGATTGATACTAACATCCAAAATAGCAGAAATAACGGCGAAATGACTGGTGATTGGTTCTCGACATTCTTTGGTCAAGGTACAGCATCATCTGCAACTGGAGCTGCTATTGCATACGGTAGCAGTGCTGCAACAACTGCAATAGGCTCAACTCTGCTAGGAGCTAGTACTGCTATTCCAGTAGTAGGTCAAGCAATAGGTGTTACTATAATTATAGCTGGTGCTTTATATGCAATGCATAATGCATCAAAGGGAGTTGCAGAACAACGCAGACTTAATGAAGAACTTACTAAACAAACGCAACAGATTTACAATAACTTGTTGACAGGAATGGTTGATTACAGCTTAACTAAAAAGAGGCAAGCAGCCATTGAGAATCATTCCATTAAATATTGATTTTAATATATAATATTTTTGAGTCGATGAGATACTCAAAGATATTAGTTACTGGTCACTATTATATCTTAAAATCAATCATAGGAAGTCCAGATTGATAGATATAATAAAGATATTCTATAATAAACCGTATCAGACGGAAAAGGAGTATGTTATGGCAAATCTTAAAGTAACAGGCAACTATCTTAATCCATACGAGGGGCTACATGCGGCTTACCGTGGTAGTCCCTTGTATGAGCAATTAGGCGGTGATGCTGCATGGGAAACTTACGCTCGTCGCGGACAACTTGACGAGATGATTACAGTTCTGCGTGAACAGGAAAAGCTTGGCGGTGTCGATAAGTTTAAACAAAACTATAATACCGATTTTCTTGATACTGACCAAAAAATGATGGCAGCTGCAAATGAACTTTACGCAGACCGTGAAACCGTAAACAAGTATAAAGAGAATTATATTGACGAAGTAACCGGAGAAGTTAAGGAACGAGAGCTGGAAATGACTGAATATGACTGGAATAAACATAACATTTCCGCCCTTGTAGATTACAATAAGAAAGTTTACGAACGTGAAGTTGAAGCCAAAAATAAAGAGGACATGAATGGTTTTGTTAAGTTTATGGCTTCTATTCCTGGCGTTCTCGGCGAATTTGGCACAGGCTTTTTGGAACAAGTCGAAAACATTTGGAATCCTATACAAGGAACTTTTAATGCAATATCTGCTACAGTAAAGGGTGAAAACGTAGACGAAGCTTTTCAATCTGCTTGGAAAGACGATGTTACTATCGGACTTCGTCGACAGCTCGAAGATTGGGAACGTAAATATACTCTCGTTCGAGATATAAATGGTAATTATACAATAGGAGGCAAAATTTTCGGCGGTATTGCTACGTCGTATGGTCAATTTGCACCTACTATGATGCTTAATTTTGCATCCGGTTTCGTAGGTAAGATTGGCACAGCCGGTAGTAAATTAAATAACTTTTCGCAATCTGCTGCAAAAGTTATAAATAAAGCTGCTAATTTGATGTATTGGACCGGTTTAAGTTCATCTAACTTCGGCGAATTTGTACGTGATAAGGAAATGGCGACAGTTCCTACTTGGCAGAAATTATTGAATGCTGCTGCAAAAGGTACTGGCGAATATCTTGTAATGAGAATGTTAAATAACGTATTCGGTACAACTACGTTAGATAAATTGACATTTGGTTACTCGTTAACCGGTTCTGTCGCAGGAACTACAGCAACAAGAATCGGTCTCGACTTTATGCATGAAGGCTTAGAGGAAGCTTTACAAGATTTTAGCAGCTATTATATTGATGTTTTCTTTACGTCCATTAACGAGAACTTTGGTAAATATGCTAACTACAATTTGCAAACCTTTATAGATGCTTTTGTGCTCGGTGCTTTGTCCTCCATCGGAGGTTCTGCAGTATCTATTGTAACAGGTAAACGTATTTCCAAAAATGAAGTTGCAAGAAATAGAAAAGGCGAGATAAAGGTCGACCGAAAAGGCAAAGTTAAAATTGCAAAATTTAATGCGTTTGAATCGTATAATATTCGTGCAAATGCAGAAGGCTTTACATCCGCAGTTAACGAGTTAATGAACGATAAAACTCTTACAAAGGAACAGCGAAATTCCTTATACGGTCAGGCATATGCAACTATTCGTGTTTTGAGTTCTTATTACGGTGAGATTGGACAAGAACGATTTGCAGCAGCTGAAAGTCTAATTAACCAATTGTATGAATACGGTACGAAAAAAGGTTACTATTGGAACGAAGAAAAACGTACGGATATTATTAAAAAACTTAAGCAGCAATATCAAAATATGACGACTGATTATTATGGCAAGCTTGAAGAAAATGTAGAAGCTGCAATAAAAGAAGCTGCTGAGAAAGCTGCAATCAGTGAGATTAACCAAGTAATTGCAAAAGAAGACTTAAAGTCCGGTAAAGTTAAACTTCCTGCTGATAAAGCAGAGATGGAGAAAATCGTACAAGATATTTTTGACAAGGACAAATCAGTAGAGCGTGTTGTAATCACAAACGATGGCGTTACTCCTATTCAAGTAAGTAACATTGTTTTTGTACCGAGCAACTATTTGGAGCTCGGCGCCGATGGCAACATCGTATATCGTACTATTGCAGAACAAGACCTTGTGCAAAAGACTATCTCCGGAAAGCAATATGCCGATTTGCTTCCTATTATTTTATCGACGTATCGTTCTGTTAAAAATGACCCTAATGCAACTATGGAGCAGGCAATCTTTGAACTGTACTTTAATCCTCAGTTCTTTGAGATAATGCTTAATTCTGCAAATCAAGAGATGTTCCAGTTCTTGTCAAAGTTAAACGACCTTGCAGCTAAAGCAACTCGTAAAACAGTTAAGGACGAAATATTTGTACAACGCCTTGACGAAGTTATGGTCGAGCTTAATAAGATACTCGTCGTATATCTTGTAAATCAGCAAGAAGCAAATTTTGACCATTTGTCCTTTCTTAATAGAAAGCAAAAAGATTGGATTCATAATAAACGTTATGGCAAAGATTTGGCAAATAGAATTATAAAAGGCAATAAAGTAACTAACGAGGAATGGGAAGTTATTAAGCATAGAATAAATGCTATGCCAGTTACACAAGATATTAAGGACGTAATTTGGAATAATATGCAGTCTAAAACAGAGTCGGTTAGACGTAATGCGATAACACAAATGAACAATCATTATCGCAATGTATTCCTTAGTCCTTATAACGGCAAAACATTTTTACCTAATAACTCTATTGCAAATAATACTTGGAATACGTGGGCTAAAGCTTCTGGTTTGACAATAGATTCCTTGTTAGTTCCTGTTACTGACCCGGATTTGTTTGAAATTATACAAGAGTCCGAAGGAGAGGTTAGTCCTGACAGCACGTTGGCTTATTATCGGAAAACTTTTGAACACTATACTAATGGTAAATATACGTTTCAGTACAAAAACGGAATGGTTAAAGTTGACGAGATTAAGCGAGATGCTCAGTACGGTTACTATCGTTTTAATAAAGAAAAACAAAGTATTTATTCGGAACGTAGTGAACGAAATAGAACTATTGTAGAACGTTCGAGAGCTGCTAATCGTACCTTGCTAAGCGAATTTATATCCGATAATGTCGACGACATGTCTAAGTCATATATCGAGATAGATGACCTTATCAAAAACCCCGAATTACTTAAAACAAGCATTCGTAAGAAAATAGAACAAAGTCCTCAAAAAGAAGTTACTCCTCAAACAGCATTTTTGTATTTGCGAAATGAAACCTTACGTAAAACAAAAGGCAATACTTCTATTGTAATGGGTTCCGACGGCAAGTTCTATTTTGTTAACGTCAAAGCTGCAAAAGATATTCTTATAAATCCTAAGCCAGACTGGCAGGATAAAAAAGAATACAAAGCCACAGAACTTGTAAAAGCCGACTATATGATAGGCAAGCTTGCAGGTCTTAAAATTGTAAAAGGTAACTCGACTTATTACGACCCTCAAACAAATACTATTGTACTTGAGCAAGCAGATAATGATACAATGACTTACTTATTCTTGCATGAATTCCAACATGCTATACAAGACAATGAGAACTTGAACAGAGGTTTGGCTGCAACGTGGCTTGATTCACTTAAAGTTGATGCTCAACGTAAACGTATAATAAATGACTTTCGTAAGCATAGACCGGAATTGTTTAACGATGTTAAAAAAGGTAGCAAAGAAGAAGCAGACATTGTACAAGATTCTATTTATAATATGACTGGCGAAACGCAAGCATACGGACTTGAAGGCGACGAGATAAACGACTATTATCCAGTACTATCTTATGTAAATAACGGCATTGTAAATCTTGTACTTCCTTGGGGCACTCACTATAAATTAAACGATGTAACCGGTCAATCTTCTATTGTAACAGTAAATGAAAAATTTAACAATATTATAAAGGATGCAACAAGACATTATACGAAGGAAGATTTTGCAAAATTTCCAATGCGCTTCTTTATGCTTCAGGACGGAGATATTCGTGTTACAAATTATTATCACGACGAAATTGTAAACCTTATTGTAAGCAAAGGATATTCCAGTCAAGATGCCGTAGAGTATGTTAATAGCTTACCTCAATTTACAATGGATGAGGACGGAGAGTATATAGCATTTAGAATACCTGAACGAATGACATCTGCAGAACGATATGCTATTCTTGAACTCATGGACGTTCTTTTGTCAAAAAACATTACGTTTGAACTTGGACCTACATCCGATGCCGATTACGAATATGATGTAATTTTAACAAGTGACGACTATAATACATCTGACGATATGTTAAAAGCGTATACCAGGAATTATAACAGTATTAAATCGCAAAACATATCCAGTCATAAACGTCTTACGGAGTTTGACGACAAGTTTGAAACTATTGTAAAAAGTAATACCGATGACTATGATATAACCCAATTTAGTAAACGTCCAAGGTCTGTATTTATACTTTCCGATGGTAGTTTACGTGCAGTACAAAAGGACCAGCATCATATCCATACAATGGAACGTATTATTGCAAATGGTTATGAGCAACGTGATGTAGAAGAATATTTTAAGTCTTTGCCTCAAGTAACTGTTCAACGCGACAGTGAAGGATTGCTAGTAGCAGTACGAATACCTCTTGCAATGGACAGACCGGCTCTTAATACGTTGCTTACAATAATGGATATGTTTTATGATAAGAATATTGAGTTTAGCCTTGGTCCTACGTTTGGCTATGATGTTGACCCGTCCGAAGTTGTAGTGTTTAGTGATGAATACGACAATCCTGACGAAATGATTGATGGCTATATCGAAGAGTACAGAAATCAAAATATACTTCGTAATTCCCATAAGAAACGTTATGTATCCAACAAAGAGGCAGACGAAACAAACCTTAAGTACTTTAAGCGTCGTAACAAGCCAATTCAGCTTGACCCTCGTATTCAAGACCTCGTAAAAGAAACAACTGGACATGAACAAGAAGTAAGTAGAGGTCTTTGGAAGTTAATAGGTGGTAGTCGCAAAGGTGAGTTAAACGTTCATACTTTGTATGAGTACATTCGTACCGCCGATACAATGAACGATTATACGTTTGACCTTATCAATAAACATTTCTTTAAGAATACTGCAATTAAGTCTTTTAAGCAACTTAAAGCATATGCAAGTGAACTTGCTCCTAAGTATTATGCATTGAGAGCTGTCCTTAAAGCATTCGGTAAAGAACAATTTCTTGAACGTAAACTTAGTCATAAAGGTTTCATGGATATTTTGGAAAATTTAGAGAAACGTCCGGAATGGAAAGCTCTCTATGACCAAATTGTACAACGTTTTGAGTCTTACAAAGGTTCACTACCTCTTGATATTGACTATCAAAATATGCGTATAATGTTCATGAAAATGTTTGATGGTACAGTTCAATCTGCCGGTCACATTGCAGCCATTGCAAAGTGGTTGGCTGTAACTGAATATACTGCTGAAACTAAATATAAAACAGCAGGACAAGTTAAAAAAGTAAGTACTGAAAAATCAATTGGCGAAGATATAAAACTTGAAGATACTTTGGAAGATGAAAGCGCAAGAGCTGCATTTGACGAAGTTCTTGACGATACTCCGGAAATACAAATGATTGAAGCAGTAATCAATGAACGCAATAGACGTTTCTTTGAGTCCGAAGATTATAAAAACATGGATAAAGCTGAAATCCGACAAACTCAATACGAGATACGTCAAGAGGTTGAAGAAAAACTTACAGCTGAAGAAGTTCGTGCAGAATATCTTGCAATATTGACGGGCGAGGACAGAGCGTACAATGATTATGTTAAAAGTAAAATATCCAAGTATGTTCGCCCGGTTAAGAATGTTAAAGCTAATATTCGATACCTTGTAAACGTAAGCATTCGTAATAACTTGTCTGAATCGGATATGAAACGTTTTCGTAAGCAATATCCAGAAGTATTTGACGCAGATGGTAGACTTGATTCGGAGTATATGAAAGGTAAGTCTATGTCGCAACTTGAAGCTTTGGAGGAATCCCTCGTTAAAGTTGCAGATAAAGCAAAAGAAGGTGCGTTTAAGAGTGCAAGAGCTCAACGTCTTTCTAATGACCTTGCAAAAGCAAAACGTAAAATTGAACAACTTGAACAACAAAATCAAAAACTTAAAGATGAAAACAAAGAGCTTAAACAATATGAAAAGACAGAGGATTACAAGTTCGATAATGATTACGAATTTACTATTAACTCCGATATTCCTATGCCTGCGGTCGTGCAGGAGACTATGGAAATCTCTTTTGACGAGTTCTCAAAATCAGAAGTAAAATACGTTGGTGATGATACAGTTGATAACATTAAAATAAGCATGGTTAAATTTTTTGAAAAAGCCGGCAATAAGCTTAGTATGATGTCTCAACAAGATGTCGATGATGTTATAAACTTCTATGCGCATAGTTTTGTAATTGCAGAAAAGTTCGATACTAATAGTATGCGAAAATACGATGCGTTCAAAATGTTTACTCTTGCATACTTGTTAGAAGGCGAGCGAGAAGGTTTATGGACATTGTCCGAATCACAGACTCGTGATATAAATAACACACTCGACCAAATGGCAAGACAATCTGCAACAGTTTTAAGCATGTGGAAACAAGCTCTTAAGCTTGCAGACCCTAATCGTTGCATTATTAACTCTATTAAACGTTCAACTAACGTAGAGTTTAGTACTCACGCAATAGAATCGTTGTCGCAAGCAATGTCTATGCCTGGCAAATCCAAGGAGCAACTTGATAGAAAATCTGCAGCCGTTAAAAAAGCTATTGAGAGACTTGAATACGAAGCTCTCGAACAGTACAAGAAAAAAGAAGGCAATGCTTTTGACAAACTTGTAAAATTGCAACGTTTGTTTATGTTGAGCGGTCCTGGTACTTGGATTAGAAATGCTGTGTCGAATACTGCTATAATTCCTGCAAACAGAGGTGGTGCATTTATCGGCACGATAATAACTGAAAAGTTGTTTAAGCACAAGAAAAATGTACTTACTGAGCATAAACAATGGAGAATTGCAGGAACTAAGCCTGACCAAATATTTAGTGACTATGTTGATAATTTGTTCGACTGGGTTGTATACAAGGATGACAAAGGAAAAGATGTAACGTTCTATCAAGCAATATCCGATGGACTTAATAAGTACAATCCAAAGAAGTTAAAGAGATTGACCGGTGTTGATGCTATAACGGATATGATTGCTAAACGAGTTGCATCGGACATTTTTAATAACAATGGATTTACAAGCAGGTCAAGTCGTAAAGCATTGCAAAAGAGTGGTGAACTCCTTAACATGACGTCTAAATTTGTATTTAAGATGCTGTCGGATGACCCTTGGATTAAACGTCAAACTAAATATTATATGAAACGCATGTTACAAGAATCACAAAAAGACATCAATCCTACAATGCTCGCTACACAAGATTATCCTAACAAGAAAATCTCCGAAATTCTTGTAGAAGCATTCAAAATGGCTACGTGGGATTACATGCATAAGCCAAATGTATTTAACAAGATTGAGCAATGGATACGTGAGAAAAGTGGTGCGCCAGGTTACTTTATCTTTAAGCAATTCTTGCCATTTGCGTCCGCAGGTTGGAATTGGTTTATTGCAGGACTTGAACTTACGCCTATAGGTTTAGCAAAAGGTATTATACAATATGCCAAACTTGAGGACATGATACAAAAGATGGATAATGCAAGAGTCAAAGGCGAAGATATTGCAAGTTCCAGATTTGCAGCATATATTGCTAGACGTAATATAGGTAAAGGTTTAATAGGCACAATAGGTTTAGCAATAGGTTTGATACTTGCATTTACTGGAACAGCAGGAATTGACGAAGAGGATGATAAACTTAAAATACGCATTGGCGATAACTTTTATATCGATATAACGGATATGTTTGGCTCGCAAGGAATACTGCTTGGTATGGCTATAGGTAGTCCGTTTATGGATGGTGAAGGCACCGCCTGGGATAAAGTTTCCAGTTCTTTTACCTCTACTCTCACTCAATTGTTTAACGATAGTGTTTACAATGATGTTGCAGGGTGGTTCAAATGGAATGATGGTGTCGGCGAAGTTTTACTTGACAGATTTGAAAGTTCCATTGGAACATTTATACCTAATGCAATTAAGACTTTCAATAGTATGCTGTATACACATCAAGTTAAATATGATTCTGGTGTACTTGGAGCAATCGAGAGATGGGGTGTGCAACTTGTACCTGGACTTGCGTATGCTCTTCCTAAGAAAGTTGACATTTACGACGGTCAAGTTAAACCTAAGTATAACGTCAATTGGCTGATAAACTTTATAAATAGACTTGGACCTATTGATATTATGCCTTATAAAGTTACGGATATGGAAAAGTTAGCTATGTCACTCGGAGTTAACAAAGATATGCTTACCGGGAATTACGATGATATTGGTCAATTGTCAGCAGCAGACGTTGAGAAAATAAATAAGTACTATGGCACACTCAACGAACAAGACCTTGCAGAACTTGTTGCAAACAAACGTAAGTACAGAGTACTTGATGAAGAAACCGATGAATATGTTGAGATTACGTTTAACAAAATGACCGACAAGCAAAAGAAAAGCGTTATCCAACGAATAATGTCAGATAACGCTTCAGCTGCAAAGGTTTATATTTGGACTTCAAAAGGTGGCAAATTCTATGGGACTGAATCCGAAGTTCAAGAGTATAGGAAACTTGGCCTAAACAATGTTTATATCGAAATGAAAGGTAAAAAAGGATTTATCTAATCCTATACCATTCCCTCTTTGTAAGCTCAGCATGTAACCAATTCAATTCTTCCGGAGTACCAGTAATCTCCAAGTAGTCAGCGACGATGGGGCACCTTACTACAAGGTGCTCTTCGTCCATCTCAACAAAACGTAACGATTTTTTGAGGCCGTGACAACGTTCAACGACGTAGTCAAAGGCCTCTCTTTTTGTCTTAAATTCGTACGGAATAAACGTATCTGTATATACTGTCATTTTGTTATCTCCTTATCTGATTGATTTTAATATATAATATTTTATCATTGAATATTTTATCGAGTCAATCGGCTAAATCATTATATTATATCTTAAAATCTCTTAAAGTTTATCATATCAATTATAATTAAATCTATCTGTTTTGGTCAAAGAATTTCCTTTCAATTCTTGCCAATCTATTCCGAGAAGGTCTGCGACACGTTGAACGTAAAACATATAGTCAAGTTGTTTTTGTATTTCCTTAAAGTCATAAGTTGAAAGGTCTTTGTTTAACGGTAAACAATGTTCCGGTATGCTCGGCATTTTCGTATATTGTAAATTACCTTTGTACATTTTTAACTTATACAACATACCATATTTTGTATCCTTAGTTGCAATAACTCGATTACACTTAAACATAGGAACTTCCGTACCATCTGTCGTTTTTTGTACAACACCTCTGTAAGTAGGACCTTTCTTGCATGTCATTGCAAAATCTTGTAAATTCCTATTTGCAAATATTGTATCAACTGGGTCAGTTCCATTTACAAGATATTGTATGGCAGCTTTTTGACTTACAAATGCAGTTAAAGGAGAGATTAAAAAGTAACCAGGTTTTTCCCACGTATCCATAAGCCACAAACCTTTACGTTTAATCTTTCCACCTTCTTTTATAAGTAAATAGTTATTAACATCTCGTTGCCATATCTTTTCAACAACGTCGTCTTCCATCGCAATGCCGGAAATATGTGCCCATTCTTCGCCCATCTCCGTGACCAACGGTAAATCTTTACGTCTAAAATAAATAAGAATACCGTCGGTATTAGTTTGTATTACTTTGAGTCCAGGTATATTCCTCGTCAATTTGCAAGCAAGAGATGCCAGGAATATTTGACCTACTCTACAACATCTTGTACACATATATGGGTCATACAATGCAAGATATTTATTTCCACTTGCACCGAAGGTCGTATTCAATACAAGTTTGTTTGCAAGTTGTGAATCCTCTTCGTCCTGCGTTTTATCCGGTTTATGTTTGAGATAAATTCGTTCGTCATAAATATCTTTGAATACCTTTGGGTTATGAACACAACGACTTAAACATTCAAATTGTATAAGCATTGATGGATAATAAGATGCTGCGTCTTTATTCATAAGCATCCATTCATCGTCCGACTCAACATACAAATTGTTTGAATAAACACTGTGTAAACCACCGTTGCCAAAGTCAACCGAATTATCAAACAACTTCATCGTAGGAGTTGATGTATGAGTTCTAACTTGGTCAAGTACTTTTGAAGGTAAGTTATCATAACAATACTGCGTAATCTTTTTTGGCAAGTCAATCTCAATTTTCTCTGCATCAAGGAACGATACTCTTTGTGCACCAAGTGCTCTTGCAACAAGATTAGCATTTGTACACATATAACATTCAGATTCCGGTATGCCAAACTTCTTGCCGATGAGCAATTTATTTTTGACATAACCTTTCATAACTTTGAGATAAAAATACATGCACGCATAAACATCGTGCTTATTGTAGTATATAATATCTGCTTTATCTTCTTCCGTTAAATCTTCTTTGTTAAAATCAACGGAACTTTCAAGAATGTCAAGTCCGAGTATTGCCTCTTTTTCTTTCAAGGAACCATCATTGTCGTCAAGTAAGTCTTGATAAATAACTCCACCTAACTTCTTTTTTGCAAAAGGTTGCAGTTTAATATGCTCTTTTGTAGTCCATTGACAATTCGGTATAATGATAAGGTCGTTCACAATTTTAATTTGCTGTGGACTAAAACCTTGATATATTGCATTTGCAATCATTAAGTCATAATACTTTATATTATAACCAACGACTACCACGCCTGGCTCTCTCATTTGTTTTAACAATAAATCTCTTGCGTTAGAATCGTCGCTTGTAATAACTACAAAATTGTTTTTCAAGGATTCGTCGACTTGTTCATTATCTGGCAAATCACCGAATGTGCAACACCACCAGTTCGGCAAAACTTCAAAGTCAAAGAAACGCATTTTCATAATTGTTACCTCCTAAAATGGTCTAAACGAAGCATCGTAATTGCCTTGTTTTTTGAATGTTTGTCCACCTTTTATTGCACCGGTTTCATCACGTCCCATATCTATTTGTAAATCGTACAACGCACAAATATCTTCCTTGAACGAATACATTGACATAACTTTATTATAGCCATTGCTTTGACACCATTCCTTAAACATGGAATATTCTGCCATGCACTTTTTACCGACTAAATCTCCAACACAAACATCATTTTCATACAACCATTCACTCAAAGGACTTTGTCTACGTTTAAACTTATTAAGTAACTCTTGTTCACTTGCATTTATACGGAAATGACCTTCTTCTATTGCAATTTTAATACCTTCAACTGCTTTATACAAGAAGTATTCCATGTCGGTTTCAGTTACTTTATTCATAAACAACGGGTCTGGTTTCTCTACTTTGTGATTGAGTTCTACAAGAATAAGTCGTCTGTAAAGACCTGTCGTTTTATCCATAATTCTTGGCAACCTGTTGCAAGAAAACACACAAGTTGCATATGGAACAAACGAAATAACCGCTCGATATATTTGTCGAACAGAAATAATATTGCCAGATACAATGGACTTAAATCTACCGGTATTTTCAAGCATCTTTCCATCAACGACATCATCATCGATGTTAAGTAACTTTGATAACAACGTAGACAAATAATAATCTTTATCCATGTCAGATAAACTTACGTGAGAACAGTTATCGTCTCCGCCTACAAGTTTATGTAACAAGTTCATGTAAGTTGATTTTCCGGTGCCACCTTCGCCTTGGAAAATAAAAAACTTTTCAAACAAGTTCTTTTTCAACAAACAATAACCTGCTATTTGATACAAGAACTGCATTTTAATAGGGTCTGCATTTGTAACGTCCTTCATAAACTGGTCAATACGACTACTATAAGGCGGGTCATAATTGTAATCAAACGGTATAAATATTGTGTTTATATCCGTTTTGCTTGGAGATTCAAGTTCTCCTGTTACAAGATTAAGTATGCCATTCTTACATGCTATTTTGTGCCAGTCTTTATCAAATGCTGTAATTGGAACTTGTGTTTTAAGTTTAAGGAACTCTATAATCTCTTTGCGACCTGCTTGACTTATATTCCTGTTAATATCCGTATGTATAAGTTTTTCAAGTTCAATCTCCTCCATCTTTTTGTAATAAATACCATTGAACTTGTAAAACTGGTCGTAATAAGAAACAATATCGTAACGAGATATTAAGTCATCTGCATACTGGTTATAAATGTTTTCCTTGTCAGACTTCTTTTCGGTCTTATCCTTTTGCCTTAATACAGTCTTAAATAGTTCATTGTTAGGCATAGGAGTTTCAAACAAGTTTTCATTTATAATACGGATACATTTTTCAATTTGAGTTTCGTTTAACTTTTGACAAGTTTCAAGTCTCGTACGCCACTTAAATAAAGCATTGTTTCGACCGTCACCTTCTGTCATACCTATAAACGATGGAGTTGTATCTTTACAAAGAGGTAAAAGAAAATAAGGAATGTCCTCTACGAAATCATTCCATTGTCCCCACTCTCTATGAGGGTCATTACAAGGTAATACAATATAACCGGTACCGTTTGCACGAGTATCGACTGTAATATTAAGTCCACATTTCATACGACTATCGGACTTAATATTCATGTCCGGGTCCTTAAACAAGCAATGAATACCTTTGCTTGTATAATTGTAAGAATAAGCAACTTCAAACTTTTCAAGTAAACGTTCAATATATTCTTGTGAGCGAGGGTCGTCCTTGTTATCAATGTCTACAATAACCATGCCTTTAGGAACAATCCAACCAATTCTCATACCTTCGCTTACCGCTTTTTGTGCTTCTTCGTATGACAATGGTTTAGACTTCCATTTGTTTATTGCAGCTTTGTTATCATATGCACTGTCATATTCTCTGTCAACCCATTGTTCTGGGTTATATTTAGGAATAAGAACATAACCGCCATTTGGATATATTCTGTTAAGTCTTGCCAGATTTTCGTCCATTACACAACTCCTTTTATAGCATAAAATAAATCAGACATAGTTTGTTTGTTATGCACAATCTTCCAAATCTTATTGTCGATAGAACCATCGTTTATTAAAACTGTTATCTTAACATCTTGCTGCTGGCCAGTTCTGTAAACTCTGTGCAACATTTGGTCAAAGTTAATAAACGAATAATCCATTGTATAGAATATCATTCGCTGACATAATTGCAAGTTGAATGACTCGCTCTGTGAACATTGTAATAACAAAACATTGTATTTCCCTCCTTTGAACTTCACTACATCGTCTGTCCAAGTTACTCCGTTCTTATTTAATATATTCATAAGTTGGTTAAAATCTTCCTCGTGCCTGTATACTATCGTTGTATATTCTTCGGTAAGATTCTGTTCTATCCAATCCAACTTATTGTTATGCTGTATTTGAACCGTCGTTCGCTCATCGTTCTCATTGGTTATATAACAAAAACCATTTGCAAGTTGATGTAACTTACTAATAACTGCAAGTTTAGTAAGCGTAGTTTCATAGTCTGACATTCTAATTACACCCTGCTCAGCTTCAAGATATTGTTTTGTAGGAGTAAATGCAATATATACAAGGTCAATATTAAGGTCTGGCATTTTATCTTCGTCGTCATAATCAACACGCTGACTGTACATTGCAACATTACGTTGAAATCCGGCACGGTATTTATCATTTATACCAACCGGAACTTTAATCATTGCACCATTGAAAAATTTCCTATCAATCTCACAGCAAATATCTACAAAATTTGTATAGGATATAGAGCCCCAATCGCTTACATTCAAGTTATGGAACTGACAATAAATATCTACGTCTGAATTACCTCTTGGTGTACCGGACAATCCGAAAGCATATTTGCTCTTCTTTGTAAGCTGATATACAAGTTTGGAAATCTTACTATTGTGCGATTTTATGTGATGGCACTCGTCTACTACAATAACGTCCCATTTTATTTTGAGCAGCTCTGCTTTACGGCTATCCTGTATCGCTTTTGTAAATGACATAATGACTGTGTGTTTAGGCAATATCTTTTGCGGTTCAATTTCCAGCTCCCACATTTTTGTAACTGCGTTTGCCGTTGACAAGATAAGAACCTTTGCGTTACCTTGCATAGCTGCATCAATATCTCGCAATGCGTCTATTGTAGGATAAGTTTTTCCCTTGCCTGGCTTATAAAACAAACAGGCATGTTTCCTTTCTAACAAGAGAACATGCCCGTCAGCTTGATATGGCTTTTTAAGTTTTAAGTATTCACTGTATGTTGCCATCTTGTCCCACCTTCCATTTTAACATCAATGCCTCGATTACCATTGGGTCGTCTATTGCGAACCAGTAACCGGACGACTTTCTTATTTGTCTGCCTACAACCTCTTGTGCTTCGGAAACTTCGCCGAGATGACCGTCTCGTTTAAGTTCTATGCCTACAAATAAGCCGACTTTGAAATCTTCGCCATATTGTTCTACAAGAGTTTTGAGTGTAACCGGAACACAAGCTGTTAAATCCGGCCTGCCTTTCTCTGTGAATACATTCTGTGCATTCTTGTAAACATAGCAACCATACTTGCGAAGAATATTCATTGTCTTGCGTTGAACCTTCGCCTCACGTTCAGTTTGTGCCATATTCTTGTTCCTCGCATTTTTTATTCCAATCCTTAATCGCCTGTTCACTCGTTTCACGAGTTAAAGCAGTCCCACAACCTTTGCAATGTACCATATACATTACTTTATCAGTTGTATAATTGTAAACATCGAGTGCAATATTCTTGCTTTCACAAAGTGGACATCTATGTAAATTTTCCATAATAATCTCCTTTGCCGGCTGGGAACTCTAATCAGAGCCCGCATTTAACAAATATCTGCAGCGGCCAACAAGTTTTTCTCGTCATATAAGCAAACGACTTTTACTGCTCTGTCCGCACGACTGTTAATCGCCCAGTGGGTTTTCACCATTTATTCTGTTAATATGACGAGTTTCTCGTTATCACCACCATTGTGCAACGAGAGTGGCTACGGGTACAAGAATTGAACTTGTATAGTCGGAGTCAAAGTCCGATGCACTACCATTGTGCTAACCCGCAATAAGGGCCGAAAGACGGACTGTTCTACCTAAACAGACAAGAGGGTACATGCATATTTTCAATCACGATTTGGGTTTATGGAATTGTTTGTGGGCTATTTAACGTCTCTCGGCTTTGGAGCCGGATGTCAGACTTGAACTGACGACCTGCTGATTACAAGGCAGCTGCTCTGCCAACTGAGCTAATCCGGCATAACCCCACGTTGTTTACGTCCTCGTGGGTGAGCTGACGTTGCCGATTAAGCTTCAGCGTATGCTGTTACTTTGTAAGAAACGCTCGGGATAAGTTGAGTTTCAAAAGTGCCGTCGTCCAAAGGAACTTTCGTTTCCTTATTGTAACGTTCTTCTTTGACCGTGCCTTTGAACTTCTTGCCGATAAGTTCATTGTGAATCGTCTGATAATCGCATTCAAAAGCTTCAATCTTTTCGCGAGTGTTCAAATGCAAGCAAGCTTTGATGAGGTTATTGTACGACCATCTTGCTTTCGGCAAAAGCGAATGCCTCAAAATCGTCGTTCCAGCAATGCATTTTGCCGTCAATTCGACCATGTCATCGCCTTTCTTGCTCTGCTTGAGTTCAGCATCCGTAATTTCAAATACGAATTCGCCTTCCTCCTGCAGAAACCCACCTTCATAATCGCTAAATTTTTCCTTCATGATACGTTACTCCTTTGCCTCTTCGGCCTCATTTTCTTTTTCCGGTTCTGGTGTTACCACCTTTGCAGTAATAAGGTGACCGGATTGCACCATATTCTGCCATTTATCGTAGGTAAAATCTTCAATGAAATCACCTACGGTCAATGCCATATCTCTCGTACCGGTGTCCATGAGAGGATGCGGTCCAACATAGGTCAAGAACTTTACCGTTCTTTCACCTTTGTCATTCAGTACTGTTTTTCTACAGCAATAGAATATATTGGAAGCATCCTTCATAAACTTTGTACCGGTAGCAATAGTAAGGTCCGGAACAATCCTAATCTCTTTGTTAAGACCGGAAGTTTCATAAACCTCTTGCTCCCTTGTGTGAGTTATCCATACGAACTGAACTCCTTTTTCCTCGGAGAACCGTTTCATATTGTCCTTTAAGTTAAGAACCATTCTGCCAACATCACCCCATTCCTGCTGTGAAAGAGGAATGCCTCGCTTTTTATTTTCAAGATATGCTTTGTAATCATCTTGCAATGAACCGACTGTATCAATTACAATAGTCTTGAACTGGTCAGCATCCGGCTTGCGAAGTTCTGCAAGTAATTTAGCCAACTTCTCACAAGATGTTTCTTTAATGACGCCTGCAACCATATTGTCGTTCTTTAAGTTTTTAACCTTAATTAAACCTTTTTCAATATCGTCGCGATACTTCATAAAAAGAACTCGCCCACCGCCATCATTGCCAACCGAAACATAAAGCAAAGGTTTAGGATAACTTCCGGCAATCATTGTCTTACCGGACTTTGGCTTACCCATATAAAAATCTATACTATGAGTAATAAAGCTATCATATTCCATATGCTACCTCCTTTTAAGTGGTTTTCTTATAAATTCGGAAACGTCTGCAATATCAGTGCGTTTCCAATTATACCGGAATACCGGAACTTTGTCAAACTGTTGAAACATATTTATGTAAAACCTATAAAGTCGTTTGATTTGCTCTGCAGACTGTCTATCAACTATGTTATCTTCGCCTCGTTTAATTGAGTCGTCGAACTGAGTATCTGTTTCACAATAAATAATCTTGCAAAGTTTTAAGCACTGAGCCATGTCAGCTATTGACATATAAGGTTTACCGCCATCAAACGTCCTATATACAAGTTCCGATATAAAACTCCGGTCGACTATAATATGTCGTCTGCCAATCTCACAAGACTTCAAACACATAAAATTCCATCGCATACCTTGATTAGATAAGTTGCTAGGAATAGTAGGTTCTACTTTGAAGCCTCTCCTTGCAAGATTTTCAACCAACTTTGTTTTACCGCTACCATCTGCACCTTCTACAAGAATAAGCATGTTAAACTCCTGTTGAACCTAATTTACCGTCAGACCTCTTACCTTGTTTTCTTGCCGGAAATTCCTCGTGATTTACAAAAGGGACTTCAATAAGCTGGCAGAAACTTTCACCTTTATCGTAAGTTATAATCTCGTTACTAACGTTACTTACGATAGCTATGACTTCTCCGGTGTAGTTAGGGTCTATTGGACACATTGCAACCGTCAAGCCTTTTATTGCAGCACTTGTTCTTGCACAAAGTAAACCCATCTTGCCTTCACTCGGAGTAAAGTTAACTGCGAGTTCAATCGACTGAGTTGACATCGGCATAAATACTACCTTACGGTCAAGTATAATATCTATTCCGGCATCATCTTTGTAACCCTTGGAGAATCTTTGTTTTGACGTAGGAAGTTGTTTATAAGTAATCAGACCGTACAATGCACAAAAGGCATTCCATTCACGCTCATACTTGGCTTTTGTGTCAGCATAAACTTCTTTTGCAAAGTCATTATTAGGAAAACGAAGTTCACTTTCTACAAATTTGTAACAAGCTTTGAGGTCTGCCAATTTTAATATCCAGGACTCGATTGGAAGTATATCTCCGACCATTCGCCGCATAAATTCTTCCTCTTCCTTATCGACTTCATGCCTTAAACCGGGTATAATATCTTTTGTAACTGAAAGAATATCACCACGAAGAAGTTCAAGTCCATCGTGTAACATTGCAAGTTTAACTACTTTGAAAGGATTGTAATCTGTAATACCTTGTTTGTCAAGTAGTTCTACAATCTCAATTACACAAGCTACCACGAGGTGAGAATGCTCTGCAAGATTTTCACGTTTACGAAGGTCTCTGCCGTTCCAACGAATGAGTTGACGTTGTTTCAACGCGTTATCGACAATGTTAAATTCTTTACAAAACTTCTCAAAGTCGTCCCTCATTCTTTGCCTCCTTGTAGTAGTCCATGTCTTTAATTGCATTCTTTGCGACACGTTTAACTGTTCCATCGTACGTCGTAGGTAAAGTATCTGCATTTGTATTCAACATGCCTTCTACAATTTGTTTCTCTTTGTCTGTCAACAAGTAAGGTTCTTCATCGTAAATACGTTCAAGTTCAAGTTTCCAACCGGATTTTCTCCAATCGTTCTGTGCCGGAATGTATTTATACGGTCCATCTGGAAGTTCAGTCCAATTAAAATCGCCGTTAAATACGTTTGTTCTCTTGTAATAGTTATCGTCAATGCAACCTTTTTCCGGCAGCAGCCACTTCCACAATTGTTTATTAAGTGTATCACAATGAGCATCCACTACATTTTTTACTTCGTTATACATTTTACGATAAACATAGTTGAGTTCATCGCAGAAAGAATTATTTGTACGACTGAAACAAGAACGTCTAAACGCCATCGGAGTGAATGCTGCATTGCAAGATATTGTCTGCGAATGAAGTCCGATATACCTCGTCTCCGGATAAGGCAACTCGTGCTCACAAGCAATACAATAGGCTTCTTCGAGCAACCGCTGTGCCGCTACTACCTTCTCCATAACTTGCTTATCATTCGTGATTGACAAAGGGAGATTGATGTCCATCGACAAAGGTCTCAAACCGTGGCTCTCGCTACAAAAGATTGCATTGTCCCTTGTAAGCTGAGCCAAACAAATTCGGCTAATGCCTTCAATCTGAAAATCAATCCTTGTTCCTTCAAAACAATACTTAGGGAATGTTACTCCATTAACCAGCTCGTCGTAAAAATCTTCAAGGTCGTCCTTTGTATATTCTTTGTTAGGAAACTTGTAACTATCTCTGCCGAATCTGCCGAACATATATGCATGTTCAAGCAAGTTTTCGTCAAGATTCAATACTTTAACTTTAATATCCTTAAAACCTTTATGGATTTTCATTCTTTTCCCTCCCATGAATTTTCCATAGGTATTGTTTTGAAAGGCATACCTCGCAAAATAAATTTAAGCTGGTCGACTGTTGTACAAATATTGGTACAAAACGCCAACATAATGTTTGTTTTACGCTTAAAAGCGTCTTCGTCGTATGCCATAAGAATGATATTCTTTTTCAAAGCCATTGCAATACCAAGTTCATATGCAGTACCGACGTCTTTACTTTCCACAAGAGCTATAACCGTATGTGCATTATTTATTTCTCGCACATTTGCATCATATGTTTCTTTTGGAGTTTTGTACTGATTCAACATTGGAAAGTATACCTTAAACCTATTGCCATTGTCACGTTGAGCAACAGATATACAAAAGTCCATAAGAAATTTGTCACGAGGTGTGAACCACGGTCCTGCAAAATAAATGTTACGAGTCTTGTTGTTCACCATCAGTCACCTCTCCGTATTGCGGGTCATACACATACTTTTTAACGAGGTTAATAAAGTCGTTTGGCTTTTCAATAACCTTGTCACGAACTAAACACTTGCAAAGAGCTGCTATACCAAATGCTACTTCCGGTACATTAGAACCTTGCGGTATGTTCATTTCGTATGTACCTTGAGTTTCATTAAAGGCGATTGCAACTATAAGGTGTTTTGTATCTTTTTGTTCATTGTCCATAATACCTCCTTTTGTAATGGTTGATTTTATCAATCATTACATATATAATATATTCATAATTTGAAAAGGTATTCCCTTATTATATTTAATCAAAGCCGATGATAGCCAATCTCTCATATCATATAGAAAATTATATCTACGACTTCCATAGAATAATTTTAATATATAATAGAGAGATTTGGCCTACTGACTTGATTAAATATTCATTGATGAAATATTATATCTTAAAATCATTTATTTTGTTTTGATGCAATCTCAATAAGTCTGTTAAGATACCATTGAGCTTTCTTCAAATCTTGCATAAAGTTCTGCTTTGTAGGTGCTCTGTATAAATACTTAACCACTTGACCTGCATCATACGCTTGTTCACCGTCGTACATATTTACAACAGCAGATATACAGTCAATACATTCAATCTTGCCTGTCCTATAGTGCTGTGGGTGATTGACCATATCTTTTGTTTGTACAAAACCTTCAAATGCTTGTTCATTCATCGAATTTACCTCCGAATATTATTTACGTTTCTCAACAATGTCGTCAAGTAACGGTAAACAAGTATTACAAATCCTTCGCGCCCTGCCTATATAATGCATACGAACTGTAAAATGTGTTTCATTGCCGCATTTACATTTTTTAGCTTTCTTATGTTCTACAATTATCATTTTTCTATTCATCAAATTTTACCTCCAGATATTTTCTGCTTGCAAGATAATCTGCAAGATGTACGAGCTGTTGACTTTTACGTTCAGGTTTTGGCAATATGACTTCAGGTTCGTACTTACTTGTATTCCATTGTCCCATGTGAGATTCAATCAAAATACAAACACTGTCGATATATTCTCCATCTACAATGTGTTCATCTTCAAGTTGCAAATGTTCAAGCCATTCTCTCACAAGAAGAGGATGTTTAAACTGAGTGTATTTTGTAGGTTTGTCATCATAACCATACTTACATATATCGTGCAATATAAGTGCTGCAATACCCCAGTCGTGTGTCCAATAAATATCTTTGTTCTGTTCAAGCTCAATAAGGTCTGCAAATATCTTAACAGCAGCACAAGTGTGACGATACAAACCGCCTTCACCTTGTGCATACTGAGGGTGATACTTACCGGTACTTGATGCGCCTTCTTTCATAAACCATGCCGGCATATGACAAAGTATCTTCGAGGTCGTTTGACGAATTGTTTCATTGTGAATAAGTTCAAGCTCATGTTCAAAAGGTATCATTTATTTATATCTCCTTGTTTCAGTATCATTGTTTATTTCCTCTAATTGTCAACTATATTTTCTAATTCCACAAGTTGGTTTAATAATTTTACTATCTTTTGAGCAGATAAGACTACACATAAATTGTTGTCTGATTTTGGTGAGCATACAATTTCATGTTTATCATTTATGACGTCTACATAATAGATGTCATCTTTGTGTGTCAATCTCTTATAACCCTTCACTTCTCCACCTCCTGCCGCATTTGCAACTTCTGCGCGATGTTCCGCCTCTTTATATTTATTTACCCAATAAAGCCTATCCTTTTCAGCATCATCATAACCCGCCTGCAAAGCAATGTTTGTTATTTCCAAAGAATCAACTTGTACTTGCAAATCTTTCACATCTCCAATCCCCGCCGCGATAAGGGCGTCAGTACATTCCGTAATAGGATTACACTCTGCAAAATTCATTTTTGAATAGCACATCCTATCATCGCCATATAGTTGCTTATGCGTTTCCCAAACGGACAACAATATTCAGCTATAATTTGCGCAATCTTCTTTTTCAGCTCGTCGTTAGTCAACACTTGTAACCTCCTTGTCACATCTCACACGTTTAAGTCGAGGGAACCGCAATGAATACAATTTTGTGCCATAGGTACCGGAGTTCTGACTCATTGAAAAATAGCTTACCTCTACAATTTTACCAACAATTAGAGCTGGGTCGTCTGCCCATAATTCGCGTTGAGCATCCGATATGCCTGTTCCTACTTTAGCCTCAATACGTTTATTGTCTGTAATTGCTTCACAATGCAATGCACCGAGCATACCATCATACTTTCCTGTACCATACTCCCAATCTTTAACAAGCATATCTATTGTATATGTATTCTTTACTTTGATTAGGTCGTTAGTACGTTTATGCTGATATACTGCACCTCCTCTGTTCAAGATAAGACCTTCTGCACCCGCACTCGTTACTTCGTCAAGCATTGCTGCGACTACATTTGTATGATTACAATTTATGTATGTCAATACCGGTAATATTCGTACCTCATCCGAATGAGGCTGCAATGTATCGAGGTATGACCTACGATTACCGTACACTTCGCCATCAATCATGACGTCAAATATATTATACACCAATTGCTTATCTTTTAACTTACTGTTTATAAGTCCGGATGTACTGTTAAATTGACCGCCGTAATGAGGTATTTGTTTACCATTTGATAAGGCATCAAACATACACTGACTGTCATATGTCTGCTGCAGTGACAATAGTTCTCCATCATATACAACATCAGTAGGTAAATCACCCATGTTTATGTTAACTTTAAGTGGCTTACCATTCCGGCTTGTGAAATGCCATTTGCCATCTGCATATCTTGCAATGCATCTATTACCGTCAAGTTTTTCTGTAATGTAATACAAATCGTCTTTGAGTTTAATGTCCTCAAACTTCTTTGCCAACATTGGAGCAAGACCATCCTTCGGCAATTGTGATGGACCAATACCGAGTCTTAATGTTCTGTTTACAATGGAGGCTATGAAGTCAGTTGCATAACCGCATTGTTGCATTGCCTGATAACAATTGAGCTGTGTAAAGTTGTTAGACCTCATAGGTTCATACAATGGACTAATATATTGCTTGAACGTAAGCTCAGACATGCTGTCCTGTGGTCTGTGTGGTGTACAATATTCATCATATGTGTAACCGAGCTTATGCTTACCGGCAAGTATTTCAAGTATATACTGCCAATCCTCTTTGACTTCGTCTGGAATTGTACTTATGATACGCTCCTTTTCAAGTCGACTTGTCGTCTGTTGCAAATCAAAACAAACTTGTTCAAGAATGTTAATTCTTTGTCCTAACGTTATCATATTTGTAACTCATACCTCCATTTAACCAATGCACATATTCTGCTGCTTCCGTTTCATCTGTGAATGTCCTTACAGTACAGAACTTTGATGTGTTTCTTTGTTTAAGGTCGTCCCATTCTGTACAAATAAAGCCTACTTCATAGCCGCTATGCCGACAGTTGTATATATCTTTGTAATCATAATACCGATATACAAACATTACTCCCTCCAATCGTCGTAAATTTCTATTTCATACAAGTTAGACCATTCGTTCCATTGTATGACAACTTTGTTATTTGCAACATTCTTTATAAAGTCCATCAGTTCTTCAAGTGAGTCAATATTCTTTGTATAATAGTTGTAACCAAAACCTTTCGTTGACGTTTTAACGTCTGTATGCTCTGTTAATATTTTAACGAGTGTATACTCTTTTATTACTCCTTCGCAAGGAAGTTCTTGTGAGGTGTAAGCGGATGTTCTTGATATTTCAAACTTCATAATTATTACTCCCAAGGCAAATCGTCGTCATCGTACAAAGAAGGAATATCTTCGTCCTTCATTGTTGCTTGTTCAGGTGCTGCTTCTTGCATAAACTCCTCGATGCTTATTTGATGTGGCTCATTGAGCTCTGCCTTTTTATTATGCTGAGGAATCCATCGCAGCCAAGCGCCACATTTTGTACAATACCAACCGATATGCGGTCCTTTGTGTCGAGCCTCAAATACATTGTTACCACATTTTCTACACTTTTCCGGTTCCATTTTGTTCCTCCATTTCTTCAATCTGTCTGTCTGCCTCGTAGTCACGTTGCATTTCTGCATACATCTCACGAATAGCCATCTCTTCCTCGTAACTACGTTCGTCCTCATCTTTACCATGCCAGCTCGGTTCATATTGTTCCATTGTATTCCTCCTCAAGTGTACATTCAATTAACAAATGTTGGTCATCACGCTCTTTGACTTGTAATTTAGCATGTTTGACATCTTCACGCGCATTGAAGTATATATCAACAAATTGAATACAATTAACTTTTATTGCATTTTTTGTTGTCAATATTACTTTGTAATTCGTTGCTTCATTCACACGATTCAATGTAAATTGTACACAAAATGTTTTTATACCGGTTATTGCAACTTGTGCAAACTTAAATTGACTTAACTTCAAATTATTATTTACTTCCACATTGAAGTACAAGCCATTCTTTGCAAGAGTTACATTATCAATAGCCAAGTTCTTACTCTTACGATTCTTGAACCAATTCATAATTTACTCCTTTTATTTTTTTGTTGAGTATAAGTATATTCTGCATCCAATGCCTCAATTAACAATGGATTGACCTTGTCATCGGGCGTCATCGCAAACTGTTTTAACAATATGCGAATAAGTGCAGATAATTGACCTTTATTACGTTCACCGTTCAACCGAATTATCTTTTGCTCAACCTCTGCTTTAAGGTCAAGGTCAATATAAAAGTTAAACAAGTACATTTTATTGCTCATTCTTACCTCCTTTGTCCTTTAACTTATTAAGCATATTATTAAGAACATATATGTTAGTTTCCTCTCGGTAAATATCTCCTTTGCAACGGCCGAGTTTTTTGCATTCATCGTAGTTGCCATCGCAGCCGTCGCACCAGCCATTTGCCATCATATCGTCTGGCGTCATATTTTGTACTTCCTCCTCAATTCTTCTTTTAAGACGTTCTTGTTTATCTTGCTCACGCAAGTTAATCTGCTTAGTTCGTTCTCCTTCTGCTCGATAATGCTGTATAGCAGCTCCAAGCACAAATGTGAATGCACCAACGAGTACAATAAGTATTATTGCAAGAGCCGGGTCCATCACCAGTTCACCCCCAGCCATGTCTTACAATGTTCCTTGTACTCACAGCCTCTGCAAGAATAACTGTCATACTTACGTATAAATGGCAACTGCATCATAGTCATTGTGTCAATGAGATATGCTGTGTTTACAAGGTCATGAGTGATATTACTATAAGTGTCAATGTCAAGCCATTGCATAGATAAGTATGCAGCCTTGTTAAGTGCTAATGCACACCACGTCTCGTAGTAATAACCTCCTTCCTCACAATTATAGTAAGGGTCACCCTCATGTACTGCGTCAACAGCTGCCTTGTACATCTCTTGCGAACAATTCTGACTTTTTGCCTTGGACAATGTTCCGTTTTTTAATACCGCCGGAAGTTCGAACTCTTGTTTAGGAATGTCAATGTAACCATACTTGATATTATGCAACGGTATATCATACAAGAAATGTACAAACATTGCATACAGTGGCAATTGCGAGTTCTGGTCAAAGTCCTCTTGCGTCTTGCGATTGCTACTAAACTTATAGTCTACAATGTAAGCGTGTGTCTTGGTTATAAGTAGCAGGTCTATGACGCCAACAAGAGGTTGAGTTAAACCATATATGCCGTGTTCAGCAAGCTGGTCTACTGTAAGCTGAAGTTTAAGTTCACGGAATATCTGCAATGTTTCTCCGGGCGACTCTGCAAGTATCTCCTTTGTCAAGTCACGTTCATACTCGGCGACCTGCTTAATGACTGCCGAGAAGTAACGTTGCCATGAATGAATACCGAACTCCTGCTTAAGCTCATTGCAGTCGACCTCGGATGGTATTACCCGCATATATTCTCCGGAGTGAATTACACCATCCGCCGCTGCGTCTCTCAACTGACCCGCTTGATATAAGCAATCATGCGCCATTATGCCAAACGTAAGATGTGGGCTTATCTTTTCCGGCTTACAATGGTTGATGTAGTTGAGCTCATACTTCTTCATACACTGCGTGAAGCAGTTTAAACTACTATTGCTGTGACTCATCGCTCTCGTCTCCGTACTTTTCATTGTACATCTCAATCTTTGTTTCAAGTAAGCCGAACTCATCGGACATTACGACAACTGCCTCGTGAAGCACCTCATCGCTGTACTTATCTGCCTCTGCAAACACCTTAGCAATGCCGTGCTTCATAAGGTCTACCTTGACCTGCTGACGTTCAATCTCTTGCTTGTCATACTCTTTGCTGCCGAACTGATAGTTACTGAATACCATCGTTAAATACCTCCAGTTTGCCTAATGGCGTTATTATTGTATCGTTATAGAGACGTCTTGCAACGTCATCTGCAACTTTGAATTTGTGATACAAGATGGCCTTAGTCACCTTCTTGCACATTGTCCACTCGTACTCTTTGCCAACCTCGTGATATACATGCAAGTCTTTGTCAAAATATGCAAAGGTTATCGCTTTTTGTGGATTGCCAAATGCATACACCTGACACTCAATATCATGCGGTCTGTTTACAAAGTGGATTGTCTGTTTGCATCCATGCCATATAAATTGTAAAGTATTCTTGTACTCTGCCATTAAGTATTCCTCCAAAATGTACGTTCGGTTATGCCTTCCTTGCGAAGCCACTCACGCAGTCGAAATGTGACCTTCTGACCCCATGTGGTAGTGTTCCGGTTGCCATACTCTTGCAACAACCTGTCATATGTACGTTGTCCGAGATGTTCTATGACGAGTTCTCGCTGTTCCTGTAACACAGTCTGCAAGTACTCGTAATCTTCCTCATCTTGCGACTGTTCTTCTTGAGCTGTGTCAGGTATAATGTCCTTGATAAGTATGTCACTGTCCTCATTGTTGCCAATCTTTTTGTCCAAACTTACAATAGTGGGCTTGTACTTATCCTTGCGGATGGACATAAGCACCTCGTTTGTGAAAGCTCGTCTTATCAAGTTTTTATGCACATAATAGCCTGCCTTGTACAATGTACATATGACCAGGCGACACATCTGACATAAGTCCTCATACTCAAGCTGTTTCCAGTATGTCTTTTGCTGTCTTGCAAGTGAGTGTACAAGAGGTTCGTAGGCCTGCAAGAGTCTGTCGAGTGGCGGCTGCTTGTAGCCCACCACATACCGTTTATCTTGCTCGGCTGTATTGCATATGGTGTTGCTTATATCGTTAAGCAAATATGCGTGGTTTATGGTGTTGTAATAACTGTTCTGGCTTACAAGAAACTCCACCGTGAACGAGCTGAGTGCTCCTTGTATGTAGTCTGCATATATGAGATAGCTGTATACGTCGTCTACGTTGACCAGACAGTCAGAGAGCTGTTGTCGTATCTCGTCTGCGTTAGTTGGCAGTCCTATGTTGACCGACAACTTGCTCAATATGTTTTCCATCATCTCCTCCTTACTTTAACTGTTGAATTATAGTGTACGCATGTAGTAAAATTTTTAAGCGGTCCTTGTCAGTCTCACTGTTAATCACCTTGGCCATCTCGTATAACAAGTTGTCTATGCGCTTGCTGCGCTTGCTTGCAGGAGATACACTCTGGACTGGTTCCCAACGTAGTGTGTTATATAGCTCACTGTCCACAATGTAGTAAAGTATGCGCCTCATGCTAATGCGGTTACTATGTGAGCCATATATTTGCACAAGGTCGTCGTAGAACAAGTTGTCCACTGTCACAATGTACTTGTGCGTGCCTGTTAGCGGCGGGCATGCAGGTATGCAGTCAAGGTCAATGCTTCCGGCCTCTATGGCGTTGATTGCCTTGTCGACCACCTGGTTCAACGTGCCAAATTGTGTAAGTACGTTGTAATAGTCCTCATGCAGTCGGACGTCAATCTTCCTTACCATACTTAGCTCTTGCCTCCCGTATGGTCCTTGTTATGAGGTCATCCTCGTCGACGTTTGCCTTGTTGTCGGACGTCTCGCCAAGTGTTTCTGCAAGTGCCATGTCAATAATGCCAAGTTTATCGAGCAGACCTACAAGCTCATGCTTTTCTCTGATATGCTGCATAACCTTCTTGAGTGCAGCATAAGTGGTAAGGAGTTGTTTGCCGCTGCAATTCACAAGGGACATACTTGCCTTCCTGTCCTCCGTGTTGGCCGCAAGAATTATGCAATCGCTCGTATCGTTAATATGAACCTCTCCCGTCTCTGTGTCCGTGATAACAATCTTGTACATATAATGTGTCCTCCTTACAATGTGTTTATGGCCGCCTTGGCCTGCTGCTTGCTGATGATGGCCAAACGCTGCTGCCGCTCAAGCTCTATGCGTGCCTGCTCAACCTCTTGTATCTGTTGCTCGACTGCCGTATTATCGTGCCAGTTGCCATTGTCGTCTTTGATGGCCGCCTTAATGACCTTGCCCTTGACGTCGTAACTGACATAACGGTTGACCTTCTCTCCGTTGAACCTTGACATTCCGATGCTGTCACAAAATTCTCTGTTAGTTTGCATGTTAACCTCCGAAATATAAATATATTTATATAATGCCTTCGATAGAGGCCGGACCATCTGTTGACAGCCCGGCCACCGTCGTTATGCGTTCTGCGTGGTTTCCATCGCAGCTTCCTGTTCTGCCAGGAGCCTGGCCAATTTTTCCTCGGCACTCTTGACCCTTGCTGCCTGCATCTTAATCTTCTGCTCAGCGGTCATAGGCCCACGGGGCTTTTTCTCCTTGGGAGCCTCTGCCTTGCGCTTGTTGGCCAGCTCGACCAGTTCCAGATAGCGGTTGTACTTATCTTCTGCGATATACTCAATCACACTTTTAGCCATAATAATGTTCTCCTTTTAATATAGTTTGCGTACCTCGCCAGGTTAATGATAGATAGCTGTTTTACAATGGGATAATGTGGGCCTGTGGCCCGGAGGAGCGGGGAGCTGAGTTGTTATGCGTATGGACTCGGAGGGCTCCCCGCCGTGTGAGCTTATTCCTGTTCTGCCGCCTGAGCCAACAGTTTCTCGTATGCCGCCTTGGCCTTGGCCACACGTTCCTGAGCCTTCTGAAGCTCGGTCTTGGGCTTCACCTTGTCCTCATCGCGACGTTTGTAGGCTTCTTCGATGATGGCCTTGTACTCAGCGAACTCTTCCGGCGTAAGATACTTCTCGCAAAGTTTCTCGTTGGGAATGTGGCTGGAGCTGGGGCCGAACGTCTTGGATGCCTTGTAGTAGAGGTCAACGTGTCCCTTCTCAGCGATTTCCTCATCGGCCTTCTTGCGGTTGAACCACTTGCGGTTGGACGCGTTCTTGGTCAGAGCGATGGTGCGGTCACCTTCGTCCACGAGTTTGCAGACCGGACCGACCGTGCCGTCCTCGTCAACCACGTGATAGTTGCCTTCATCGTCCTTGATGATGGTTGCATAGACCTTGTCGGGGTCAATCTCGACCGGCGTCTCGTTCACCATCTCTTCCGTTGCCACGACCTCTTCGTCAGCGACTGCCATTTGTTCCTTCTTGCTCATATTATTAACCTCCTGAGCATTTATTTTATCGGGACTGATTTTTAATAGGTCCTCGATTTAATCTGTACATATATAATATATGATAGTATCGACCGATTATTCCCATCAACCATTTTAATTTTTACAATGTGGTCAATGGGACCTAACCAGTTTACCTCAATCATTTCGCATCATACAAGGTGTCGATGCTGGTTGTCTCACTGACGTAGCACATATTTATCTTGGCATCGGGCCACGTCTCGTGAAGCTGCTTGGCCAGCTGTTCTACAAAGTGCTTTTCAAAGTAGCGACGGGTTGCGAAGAAGTGCTGACCATTCCGAATAACAATGAGGTACCAAGCCATTATCTTTCCTCCTCCTATTTTATTTTACACTAATATTATATCATAACGTAGATATGTTGTAAATCTATTTACTGTCTTATGTTGAAATATTTTCCATCGATTTTTACAAGGGAGAATTATCTGACTCCTGTGCGGCAAAATATAGAGGAGAGAATCAAGCGGTCCTCTCCTCTATTGCTGTTATATCATGCGTTCAATCATAAAATATCCGTAAGTCTCGGAGATGGATATGTGGAACAGTTTGCAGCCCATTCTTATGCAATAGACCGGAACGACCATCGGGCGAGTCAAGCAGAATCCCATGTAATAATCTCCGGGATTATATTGCAAGATTTCAATGGATAATCTGGCGTTAAGGCGGCCGGAAATATCATATGCCACAAGAGCGATGTCTTCATCTTCCGGGAAAGGGAATTCTTCAAATTCTGCTTCTCCAAGGGAATAGATTTTGTTTGCTACATCGTCTAATAATTTTTTAAGCTTTTCATCGTACATAATTTTAATTCCTCCCATATTATGGCCTCTATATCATTATTATATAATATAGAGGCCGTTTTGCAGGTCTGTAATTTTATTTAATTTCCCTATCAGACAATCCCATGTCGTCCAATATGTCTTCTATCGAGAGGGAATAATTTCCATCGAATAACAATTCAATGCCTATTTTTCTTTTATCCTCATCGGATAAATCCATCTCGTTCGCTAACGATTCTCTTGTGTTGTTAATAATCATTGCGATGTCTTCTTCTGATAAACGATAATGTTTCATAATATTTTCTCCGATAATTTATTTGAGATATGAGAGAGGCGAATATTTTGTTATTTAGACATTTCCATCTTCATCGTAATCATCGATATTCCGATAAAATTCAAGAATATCGGATAACAATTTATATTCTTTTTCTTCGATTCCGCAATCACGGACATCATTGAGATATTCCCATCTCCGGAGAAGATTATCATACGCTCCGGATTTGAAAATAAATTCCGCATTATTCTCTGAGATTTGATTTTCCGATTTTTTGTCATTCATAATTATTTACCTCCGTGAATGATTTATTTTTCCGAGAATTTTTGTTGAGATATTCGCCTCTCCCATTCTCTTTATAATATTATATCATAACGAGAGATTGTTTTCAATCATTTTACAGTGATTTGTTCAAAATATTTTCCAGAGATTTATTAAAGGGATTCTATATTTTAACAATTGCAGGATAAATTTTGATTGGCGTTTTTACAAGATGGCCGTGGAGGCCGAAGGCCGGAATGATTTTATGGTCCGATTTTGTTTAATTTTGATTGGATTGAAAAATTTTTGGGTTAGGGTTAGGCTTTTTAGATATATCTTATATAAAAAAATATAGGCCCCCCCTCATTTT